CGGAGGTGGAAGATGGAACTAAAGCAAAAAGATAGCACTTGGAGAATCACTGTATTGTCAAACAAGAACAAGATTATTGTTGATAGGTTTGGTATGGTGAACATCACAAGAGGTCAGCATTATGGACTTACTAAGCTAAAGAAAGAGATTGTAGAGAGAGAGTACGAGATTCCAGAAGGAGTAAAGATATGAAAGACAGAAGAGAGATTTATGAAGACTTGTATGACAACAAATTCCAAAGTGAGATAAGAAGTAGGTTGTATACAATCGAGACAGCCCTTGAGGTGTCGATGCATGACAATGATGCCGAATACATCAAGATGGTAATAGACAGAGAGTTTGACAAGGCTAGAAGAAAAGCAAACATCCATGCTGTTAAGAACACAGAGAATGAGTACAGAAACCAGTGTGAAGATAAGATTGTTTTTGGAGATGGAACGCTAACCATCAAAGATACTGAAACCGATGATGTAATTTGTGAATATAGAATTGAAGGAGTTGCGTTATGCAAGGAAAAATGACAGTAAGTGAATTTTATGATTTTTTGGATGAGCATGGTGTGAAAGAAAAATTCATTGAAGAGTACAAAGAGCTAAAATCACCTCGTGATGATATTGATGTTGAAGTATCTCTTTACTTGAGAAAGAATCTTTCACCGATTCTATACATGACTGATTTTTGTAGTGATAGGGCAGACTGGAATCATCTTGATGATTTGTTTGATTTAAAGATTAGAGGTATGTTGCGTAATGAGTCAGTTTGAAATAGTGTACTATGGTCTAGGTCTCATCAGTTTTCTTGTTGCTTTAAGTGCATTGCTGTATCACATGACTGGACAAAGAAACCACAATATAAACATGAAGGCAATAAGACTTGTTGGTGAATCTGCATTCATGTCTATCGAGGATGTTGCTAACGCTGAAATTTATTTCAAAGAAAACGAGAGAGTTATTCCAAAAGATAGATATGAGGTAGCAATGAACTTATTCGAACTCAGAAGGTCAATCCTACAGAAACAGCAAGAACAAACAAAGGATGTGTGATGACAGATAATGATTTACTAAATTACTTTGTTGGCATATGGGGTAGAATGCAGTTATCCATGAAAGAGGTAGGTCTTGTTAATGACAGAGGTGATGTAATAAAGTCAAAATGGTCTAAACTAGACAAAGAGGCTGTTGATATATACTTACACCTAGACAGTGTTATTGAAGCTTACAAGAAGAAATTATGTGTCACAACCAAAGAAATAATTTTTAAACGAACAGCAGTAACGGATGATATTGTCAAAAAGCTGATTAACGATAATAAGCAAGTCAACAATCACTTGCTTGCTATGTTCTTGTATCAGAACTACTTGTTTGATATAGCATCTAAGTCAGAGCAGATTCTTATGATGAAAAAGGTTCAGAGTCAGGTTGATGACTACCCGACAGATACAGAGCACTACAATTCCATAAGAAAGAATACAGCTTGGATAGCAGATAACATCTGGAGACAGTTCACTGGTAAGGCACAGCTGAGTGATGAAGTAAGAAGAGCGAATGCAAAAAGGTTCATGAAGAATAAGTAATATTTAAGCCAATAAATGATATGATTAATGTATCCAAAAAACCAACAAAAAGGATGAATAATGCTAACAAATGATATTAAAAAAGGAATGAGAGTAAAACTATCAAGTGGATGGTTTGGAACAATGTACGATAATAAAAAAGGGAACACAAGGGTTGTTGATGTAGAGGGAGACTTCCACGAAATAGGAAGTGTTTATGCTTGGGATATTGTAGCTGTAAATGTTGATAATGTCTGGCATGGTATCGAACTCACACCAAAGCAACTTAAAGCAAAAACAGACATAGAGAAAATGTTTTAAGGAGACAGTGTGTATAAATATGTATCTTCGTTTTTAATAGGACTAGGAATAGGATTTTGTTTGTGTTTGATTATGCTTAACCTTCATGCACATCATGAGATTAAAAAGAGTGAAAATATCACGCTAAAAAAATACTGGGATGGAGAAATGAAAGGTGAGTAGAATACAGAAGAGAAACAAGGTAAAGTATGATATCAATAAGATTAAGCGAAAAGTCAAAAGAACATATAGACCAGATGAGAGACTTGCAAAAGAAATTGAAAACTACAAGGCATTCTCGGATGAGATACAGAAGTGGGTTGATGAAAATGCAGAAGACGATACTTATGTGCTATCTCTTGAAGCGGATGGGGTTACTACACATCTATTCTGCGAAACAGACAAGAATGACCCGTTCCCTATGATTTTATACAGAATCAATAGTTCTTTGGACGGTGTAATAAGAGGCTCAAAAGACGAAATAAACGCTCTTTTGTATGAAGTCAATATACAACCTACCTTTCAAGAGGGATTAACCCTTAAAATCCTTTCTACGTTGTTTCTACAGAACGATAGAGTTGATTCAATGAGAAAAGCACTCGAAAAGTACAAGATAGCACTAAAAGAAGAAAGAAAAATGCTATCCGAAAAGCGATAGAAAAAGTATATAATTCATATTGGGGTTGTTACTGTTCAACCCCAGACTTTCTTCATCAAAGTTCTTCTTGTATAATGCACTGTAGGGAGTTTCCCTATGGTGTCTTCGTTTTAAGCCAAACATTGTTATGATTCAATCAAGGTAGGAATATGAATAGCTCAAAAACATTTGCAAAACCGACACCATCTTCTCTATTGAAGAATGCTTTTATTGAGTATGGTGAAGTAACTAAGAATCCATCACAGCTAATGTTTAATGGCGAATCCTATATTTTAAAAGAGAAAAGCAAAGAGTTGTTCTTCGGTAGTGAAGATGAAGTTGTTGATTATCTAAGAAGTGAGATTCGTAAGCATGATAGTGAAGATACTGAGATGTGAGGTATGTAATACAATCCTTGATGGCTCAAAGAAGACAAACTGTGGCTCCAAAAAATGCAAGGCAACCATAGCAAGAAGACGCTACAAAAAAAGAAGAGAAAACAAGCTCCTAAAGAGACCATGCCCTTGTTGTGGAAAGATAATCCCAAATACAGAAGATAAATATTGTTCAGATATGTGCCTTGTTCGATGTGACGGAATAAGTCCTAGTGAAGAAAGGTACATCAACACCCATAAGTACAATATAGTGAAACTTGCGAGTCTAGCAAGGCTACTTCCAGAAAATAGAAAAAGACTAAGAGAAATAGAGGACAGACTAAGAAGAAAGTATAGTGCAAGATACCATTTCAGCTTACCGATGAACACCCTATTGAAAGAGTTCGGGTTCACAGAAGATTTGGATGTAATGTCGTATGATTTATATTTGAATGGAATGTTAACTGGGTCAAGCTATCAAGAAGTAGCTTATGACCTCAGCATATATAGAAAGCTATTTGACTATGGTATTATTCTTGGATTTATCGAGTAATCTCTTTGTATACTTTTAGTATCTGTTTAGCCATATTATCAGTTCTACCTCTTGGTGAAGCAAGCCTCTTATTTTTCTCTATGTAGTCTATAAGTTCTTTCACATAAACGTTGTCCAGCTGTTTAACAGTGAGATTGTCAAGCCACTTGTATGTTTCACCTTTTATCTTTAGTGAATGCATGATGTGTTGAGCCAAAGATATTCTCGATGCTCTAGGCATTGCACACTTGTTGTTTAGATATTGAGATATTTTGTTCTGAGTATGTCCAGATACCAAGTATGTATCTTCTGATGATTGCATATCGTCTTTCATTTTTACTGCAAAGTGAAGAATTAATAGAATGTCTTTTTGCAGTATTAAATCAATGCTACCCATATTAAACCTTTTTTCATGATTATAGCAGAAAGGTTAAAACAAGTCAATAATTGTTATGAATAAGTAAATATTAAGCCAATAATTACTATAATGCATTAAGCAAAAAACCAACAAAGGTTACAAAATATCAAAAGGACTAGATATGACAAAAACAGAGCAATTAAAACAGCTTATCGAAAACAACGAAATGGATAAGGCACTTTCACTTGCTAAGTCATTTAAGATTTGGGATAGAAAGGAGGATAAAGAGGTGGTTATATTGGCTCATGAGTGCAATGTTAACCCAGACTTTTACAGACAGATAGGAAAGGATGTTCCAGCTTGTATTGAGGCTGGAGTAAACACGCTGAAAAGAATTTACTTGGACTAGGAGGTTTATTATGATGAGTGTAAATTTTATTATGGACTACGAAAGTGGTATCGCATCAGATGTTGATACGTTGAAAAATTTTGCAGAAGGAATCAAAGACGGTTCTGTGTGGGGTCTTCAGGGTCACTACGGAAGAACTGCAAAAGCAATGATTGATGATGGATGGATTGAGCGTAATGGTGAGCTTACTGAAAAGGCTCTTGAATTTATAGCAGATGAGGAGATTGATAGTGAATAATATACCAGTAAAGATTAAGGTTGAGACGGGTGGGCTTATCCCAGAATATAAAACAGATGGAGCTGGTTGTTTCGACCTATTTTCTCCAGATGATTATGTTTGGGAGACAGTAGCAATCGGTGGAGGTTTGGTTAAGGCAACTTGCGTGATTGACCTAAAAGTGAAGTTCGAGGTTCCAGACGGGTATATCATGAATATCTACCCAAGAAGTGGTTGGGGGTTCAAGATGGACATTCAACTTGCAAATGGTACTGGTAAAATTGATTCAGACTACAGAGGAAATGTAGCGGTGAAACTCATCACATATATTGAGAGAGATAGGTTGCCAGATTTAAGAAGAGGTGTTGGAATTGCTCAGGCTGAAATCATGCCAGTGTATAGAGCAGAGTTTGAGGTTGTCGATGATCTATCTGAGACAAATAGAGGTGAAGGAGGTTTTGGTTCCACTGGTCACCACAGAGAGCACAAGGAGTAAGAATAGGAGGTATTATGACTGATGATGAAAAAAGAAAAAACCTATCCAAAAACATAGAATATCTAGCTGGACACTTTAGGTCTCATGCAATGCTATCAAGGCTGTTAAAATGTCCTCCTAAGTTTGTAAATAGGGCAGTAAATACACCAAATGAATTAAGTATTGCATCAACCGATTGTGCAAGTAAGTCTTTGTGTATATCAGAAGAAGTGCTTCTTGGGGATTTGAAAACATTCAAGAAGTCTGTAGCAAGATGGATAAAAGATAAAAAAAGGATGATAGATGATAGAAGAGAAAGTAGAACTAGAAGTAAAAGACCTAAAAGCTCCAGTGCTAGGTGACATTCACTACCCAGTAACAGTTGTTGATATTGATGCACTTATAGATAAGTTCAAGAATATAAAAAATATTGACCTTGAAGATGAAAATGTGAAAGAACACTATGCTCTGATAAGAGATGGTCAAAGACAATTCCAGAAAGCAAGGACGGCTATCGAGACAGCTAGAAAAGAGTTCAAAGCTCCAGCTATTGCTTATGGCAAAAAAGTTGATGAGGTTGCAAAATCTCTTCAGGAAAAGATTGCTCCATATGAACAGTTCTTTGTAGAGCAGAGGAAGATTTATGATGACCATGAAGCGAAGCTTAAAAAAGAAGCTGAAGAGGCAGAACGTAAGCGTATTGAGAAAATCAACAATAAGATTGATTTCATAAGAAACCTACCTCTTACACTTATTGATAAGTCGTCTGATGACATAAGGACATCTCTAAGTGATTTAAGAGCTGAGGACATAAACGATGAAACATACGAGGAGTTCACAGACATAGCAAAGCAAGTTCACGAGGTTACTTGTCTTACTCTTCAGAATATGGTTGATTCAAAAGCTGAAATCGAGCGTATAGAGAACCAAAGAAAAGAAGAGCTGAGAATACAGCAGGAAGAAAAAGAGAAGCTAAGAAAAGAAGCTGAAGAAGCAAGAAAAGCTCAAGAAGAGGCTGAAAGAAAACTAAAAGAACAAGCTGATGCAATCAGGGCTAAAGAAGAAGCAGAAGCAAAAGCAAAAGATGATAAAGAGATAAGAGTAAAAAGAGAAGAAGAAGAGGCGAGAATTGAAAGAGAAAAGAAAGAACAAGAGCAAAAAGAAAGAGATGAAGCAGAAGCAAGAAAAGCTCAAGAAGAGGCAAGAATCAAAGCTGAGTATGAAGCTAAGTCCGAGTCAATCAAGGAAGCTAGAAGAGAGTCAATCGAAGGCATTGCAACCATTTCTGGTCTAAGTAAAGTAAAAGCAAGAATGATTGTTGAGGCAATAGAGCAAGGTGAAGTTCCTCACATCAAATTCGAGCTATAAGTAGAAGCCCTAATATGTGCTATAATGGTTTGAATAAAAATCATTGGAGCACATTTTGGCAGAGATTAAAGACAAGAATCCCTCCACAGAGGAGTTAACACCGAACTCAACATTCGCTGGTGTCGTTGGTAGCTTACCTAATCCAGATGTAATCCTAAGAAAAGCTGGTATCTCAACCACTGTATATGATGAGATGCTTTTCGACCCTCAAATTTTCTCAGCATACCAAAAACGTAAAAGAAAAATCCAAAGACTAAAGTATATCGTTGAAGGTGAAGACAAGGAGATTGTAGATTTCGTTGTTGAAACAATAGATTATCTCAATATGAAAAACCTTATTGTTGGTATGGTTCGTGCAATACCTCATGGATTTTCAGTTGCAGAGATTATGTGGGAAAATTATGAAGGTAAATGGATTCCAGTAGAACTGAAAAATAGAAGTAACCAGAAGTTTGAGTTTAATGAGCTATCACAACTTACATATGAGTCTCAAGAAGGAATGGTTGTTGCACCGTATGGCAAATTTGTTCTTCATAGGAACGATTATGATGATGCTGGGAATCCGTATGGAACATCACTTAATTCAAGATGCTACTGGTATTGGAGATTCAAGAAGCATGGATGGAAGGTATGGGGATTATACCTAGAGAAGTATGGAGACCCAGCACTTGTTTTGAAGTCAGAAGAAACAGATGAGGAGAAAATAAAAGAATTGCTTGTAAAGCTTGATAGCGTGTCAAGTGGTTCAAATATGGTTATAGGTTCACAAGAAAGTGTAGATGCAATCAGTATACCGAATGCTGGCTCAATTGGATATGCAGATTATACAAAAGAAGCTGATAAGCAGATAGCAAAAATATATCTCGGTTCATCTCTTCTTATGGATGAGACATCAACTGGAACATATGCTACATCGGTTGAGCATGGAAACGACCTAGATGACATTATCATATCAGATGCAACTTCCATTGCTGAGTCAATAAGAGATTATCTTTTGAAGCCTATGATTTACTTCAACTATGGAGAAGATAGAGAAGTTCCTTTTATTAAGTTCTATAGTGATGCTGAGATGCAAGAGCAAGAGACTCAAGGTGGAACAGAGGAAGAGGTTGAAAAAGAAGAAGAGGTAAAAAAAGAAGAAGAAAAGACGGAAGCATCTTCAAAAAATATCTCAGAGAATTTTTTTTTTGACGATTTGACTGTAGAACAGTTTGCGGAACTTCCAGTTTATAAGCAAACACTTGAGAAATTAAGCTCTAATCTCGAAATAAAACAAATACCTATCTTCGATGAGATAAAAGCATTTAAAAGCTATTCTAAAGACCCACAAACGGCATTTTTCCAGCTACAAAACTTTTACAGTGATACCCTAGATAAAATCCATGAGAATCTTGGGTACGCAATGTTCTTTGTAAAGATGTATGCAAAACTAAACTCTCCTACCTACAAAGCAAGCTTTATTAGTGGAGTCAAGGATATATTTGCAACAAGCAAAATAGAGGACGCTATAATACAGCCATATGAAGAAGTGAGAAAACTCTTCAAGTCTAAAATAGTGCTTACAGATGAAGAATATCTATTGCTTGTAAATGAAGCTAAAAATGATGCGTTTTCAATATCTGGGTACAAATCAAAACAAGTTCTAAATGCATTGAAAGATATGCTTGAGCAAATGATTATTGATGGAGAAGGTGAGGCAGTATGGAAAAAGAAAGCAAGTGAACTTCTTGATTCTTATGGTATGTCTACAACAAAAGCACATCTTGGTAACGTATACAGAACAAACCTATACAGTGAATATGCAAAAGCTGGGTACAAAGAGTACGAAAAAGTAAAAGATGAGTTCCCAGCATTGATGTATGATGCTATAGGTGATGCAAGAACAAGACCAACACACCTAGCACTTGATGGAAAGATATTCTGGGCTAACGACCCTATATGGGATACAATTTACCCACCGAATGGATACAACTGTAGATGTTCTGTGATTCCAATGTCTCAAAAGAAACTGAGTGGTGTAGAAGTTCAGAATGGAGCAGATTACACTGGAGAAAAGTATGCTCCAGATGATGGATGGGATTATCATAGTGGTAGAGACTATAAGCCAGAGCCTAAAGTTATTTACGATAAAGACGCAAACAACACTATGACCTATTCAGAGTTCGGTCTTCCAGATAATCTTGAACCAGTAAAAAAGTCTTCATTCTCGTCAGTAGATGATGTTGCTGGAGATGTTCTTGGTGGAGACGTAAAGATTGATAGTGATGTTGAAGATATTGATGTCATTAGAAATATTCTATCTAAACCGCAAGAGGTGTGGATTTACTCAATGTATAGCAAGTCAAAAAATTTAGTACACAAAGTAAACTATGTAAAAAGCTTCATTGATGGTGACACGATAGAGTCATTCACAGTATCTGTCGATAGTAGAGGAAACTTTATTTCTTTGAGCAAAATGAGTAAAAAAGACAGAAGCGGATTCCCTATCTATGTAAACGAGTTTGAATCATAGATGCAGTAAAAAGTTATAAGTTTTGTGTATAATACAAATTATTGGCTTGAAAAAGGAGTAAGCATGAAGAACAAAGAGAATGAATTAAGTCCAGCATTTTTTGAAGGTATGCTAAACGATGTAGGAAAGGCACTGGAAAGGTTAGATAATTTAGATGGTGTTGACCTGAAGACACTTGGGTATCAGGAGGGTAAAGCGTTTATAGCGTATCAGATTTACAGACAGAGAATCCATAACCCTAAACTCCTTGAGATTGCAACAAGAAGACTAAAGAAGTGTAAAGAAATATACCAAAAGTGGGAGGTTTCTGTAGAAGATTGTAATGAAGATGTTGACAATGAAGATGTTCTAACGCTTGAAAAAATTGATAAAATGAAAAAGCCAGAACTTATCGCTATGTTGAGTCAGCTTAAAATTGATGGTGTTGAAGAAAAGGTTGAGCCAATGAAAGAGGCTCTTAGACAAATTGTAAATAAATAGGAGAGAATATGAAAACAGCAAAGATTCAAATTTTCAAAGCTGGTGTCTATGGAAACTCTGAGAGTAGGGTTTGGAGCAGAGAAGAATGTCAACAACTTGTAGATAACTATGATGTTGCTTTCAGGTCTGCTCCGATTATTCTTGGTCATAATGACTGGAATGGAGAAAAGCCAGCATATGGATATGCACAGACTCTTGGTATTGACGATAATGGTGTTGTTTTTGCAAACATAGAATACAATGATGCTCTCGGTGAAATGGTTGAGCAAAAAATGTATACTAGGGTTAGCATTGAGGCAACAAAAAAGATTGAGCTTTATGATAGAGTAGATGGTAGGTCTGGAGCATACTGTTTGGCTATCGCACTACTTGGTGGTACACAACCAGCAGTATCTGGTCTTGAGCCAGTTCATTTTAGTGCAGAGGACGGTGAACACGCTTTCTCTCTTGAAAATGAGATTGAAGTATTTGATGTTAAAGAACAAGAAGATGCTGGTTCTGATGATGAGGAAGGTGTTGAAAATGATGTTGACACACCAGACGTAACTTCTGATAAAATTGTAGATGAAGTAGATAGTGATGAGTCTACAGAAACACAAAAAGAGGAGTATACAGTGAAAACAGCAGAAGAGCTTAAAGCTGAACAAGAGGCACTAAAAGCTGATAGAGAAGCTTTTAAGGCTGAACAAGACGCTTTCAAACTTGAGCAGAGAAAAGGTGCTGTTGCAAAGTTCATGAATGACAATGCAAAGAGAATCGTTCCAGCCCAAAAAGAAAACATTGAGTCGTTCATGACTAGCCTTGATGATGAAAAACTTGAGAAGTTCCAAGAAATCATCTCTGCCTTCCCAGAAAACGAAATTTTCAAAAATATGGAAGACGGTCAAAATGAACAAAAGCACATTGATACTGATGAGAAGTTTGCACAACAAGCTCTCGATGACATCAAAGCTACAAAAAAGTAAGGAGATAAAAGATGGCAACTACTGAAACTATCGGTAATCCGTTGGCTAACTTGTTCACAAGTGACAAGTATGATGTAAGACCTTCTGTTTTCACTGGTGATGCTAGTGGATATGAGCATGGAGAAATTGTTACTTTCGATGAAACTACAAATACCTATGCAAAATGTGTACTTGGTACAGACCAAGCAGACGGTGTTGTTTATGACGAGGTTGAAGCAGATGGAACAGTTGGACTTGTTGTTACTTCTGGTGGTGTGAGAGCGTCACTTCTGGTCGGGTACTCAGCACTTGCTACTGATGCACTTAAAGGTGCGGTAAGAGGCGACTTGCTTAACAAAAACATCTATGTGGAGGATTTGTAAGATGGCAACTATTGATTTTCTAAGCCCAGCATATCTTGAAACGATTGCTAAAGAGGCAGACAGTATGAAGAAATACGAGACTCCGATTCTCAATATGTTCTTCAAGAGACAAGTATCGGCTCCAAATGGATTCGTAAAGGTTCCAAAAGAAGTTTTCAACTATGATGACATCCTTCCGTTGATTCAAAGAGGTGGAGCGATTCAGGCATCAGCACTTAATACTTCAAGAGAGTATACAACTTACGAGTTGAAGTCGTTTGGTGATATGAAGGTTCTGTCTCCTAGAGATATCAAAGACCTTGTTGTTCAGCTTGAGAACTTGACTGGTACTACTTACCAAGCCAAGAAGGTAGAGTTGGCGAACCAAATCGTTGGTGAGTTCAATGAGAAGGTTAACGCAACAAGAGAGTATATGGCTGGTTCAGCTATTCTTGGTACAATCAAAGACAAAGATGGTAACACTATCGAGACATTTGATATTCCAGTTGCAAACCAACTAGGTTCACAGACTGTTTCTGATGGTACTGTAAAAGTGTATCAGCTTATGAGGATGATGACAAAGCAAATGAGAAAAGCTACCAAATACAAAGGTGGTGTTGGTATTCTTATCGGTGAGGATGCTTTCGAGACTATCCAAGATACAGCAGAGTTCCAGAACTGGGCTACTAACGTTGCCAACAACTTGTCTGCTGAAGATATGGCAGAAGGTATCGAAGGGTTCATGGGTAACAAGCGTTATCCGTTTATCGTTGCAGATGACTTCTACTATAGTGACGGTACTCAGACTCAGTTCTTTGATGCTGACACTATCGTTGTTGCACCAGTTGATGCATTTGCTGAGTTCTATGCAACTATCGAAACAAACGATGGTTCATTCTCAAAAATCAAGCACGTTGACTCATGGGAAGAAAAAAACCCAGACGGTACAGCATACAGACTACAGTGTAGTGCAATGCCAATCGTTACTTTGCCTAACGCAATCGTAACAGCTACAATCGCATAAGGTTGTAGCAATGGCTATTGCAGTTAGTGATATTGAATCGTACTGGAAAAGTTCAGAACTAAACTCTATCGCTGACTACAATGAGGACGGTAAGTTCGATAAAGATACCGTCCAGTCTGCAATCACGGATGCATACAGCGAACTAAAAATCCTAGATGGATACTATGCTACTGAGACTATAGATTTATTCGCAAAGCGACTTACAATTTGCATACTGCTATCAAGAATGAATGTTAATCCAGAAGCGGTTGTTTTGCCAATGAATGATTGCCTTGTAGTTAGAGAGAAGATTGATGCTGTGATGAAGATTATCCAGAAAAACAAAGCTGAGGTTGATAACAGAAAGGTGTCAAGTGGGGTATCTGTGTCTGAGGGTATGACAGATTTTTCGGACATCATAGTTGATTTCTAGGAGGTTACTATGGAAGTTAATATCAATGGCATAAAGGCACTTGAAAAGCTTGATGATAACCTAAAGAAAGTAAGTAAAAACACAATGAGCAAAGTAGGTCAGGTCGTAGAGACAGATATCCTACTTGGGTTCAAAAATGAGACAGACCCATCTGGTAAAAAATGGGCTGGACTAAAGCCATCCACAATAAAATCAAGACTAAGAAAAGGTGTCGGTGAGATAAAGATTCTTCAAGATACTGGGAATCTAAAAAAATCTTTAAATAGGAAAGCCAGCGAAGGTTCAGTAACTATTGGATTTGGAGCAAAATATTCTGTTTTCCATCAACTCGGAACTGGTGATATGGAAGCAAGAAAGATACTTCCAACAGAGCCAGAAGAGATTGACATGGAAGAGATAGAGAGAATCATATTGGGAGACATTAAGGATGTATAGCACAATAACACTACAGAATATGTTTGTTGACTTCTTGAATGAAGCAAACATACAAGTTAAACCACTAGAAACAAAAGAACAGCTATCTATGACCGTATCAAGCCCTACAATCTACATTCAGTTTATAGGCAATACCTACCCCTTAAACAGTGCTCCAAACTATTTTAACGCTAATTTCAAGATATATATACTTAACAAAACTCTATCCGAGAAAAAGAAGTCTGAACTTCTTACAATCCTAGATACAATAAGACAACATTTGGTTGGTGCGAGAGTTGATTACGAGAAGTATGTAACGAAAGAGAATCCAGTTATAATTAAAAATGAAACTTTTCATGAAACAAAGAGTTCGGTGTTTGCATACACTTTTGATTTTTCTGTAAAGGTAGGAGTATCGAATGTACACAACAAATAGAATCATTATACACAATGGTAAGGCAATTCAAAAGGGTAAACCTTTTTCAAGTGAAGACAAAGAGCTTATATCTCTTCTTGAGAGTGTTGGAGATATTACCGATACATCAAAAAAAACTACAGTTAAAGTAGAAAGAAAAAAGAAAGTTGTTAAAGTAAAGGAAGAAGAAAATGAACATGAATAATATTACGCTTGAAGAATCTCAAGGGTGGGTCAAGCTTGACTCTGAAAACATAGGGTTTAATCTATTGACTGTTGGTGGTCAAGTTCAATACTATGTTTCATCTGTTGATGTTGCTCCAACTGGAAACGAGGGTGATATAGTATTTGAACATGACCCTAGAATATGGGATGCTGGTAACCATGCATGGGTTAAGACAGAGGTTAAAAATAAAACGATGCAAGTTTGCGTCTATCTCTCTTAGGAGTACAGAATGAGAGTACCTTTTGACTTTAGGGTTCCACTAAGGGTAAGTGATATTTTAGTTAAAGAATACACAGTAAAAACAGTTGGTTCGGGTAAAGACTTTGAAACACTACACGAGGCTTTATCGTGGGCAGAAAAGATAAGTGGTGTTGGTAATGGTATGATTATATTTAAGCTCGATGATGGAGTGCATAAATTAGGTGCAGAAGGCTCTTTTGATGGCACGAAACCAATATACTCTATACAGAACCTTTACATAAGTATTGAATCTTCTTCGCAAATTGAAGGAAATTGCATTATAACTATTGATGGTGGTTCACAAACACCAGCATTTATTGAGGTATTTAGGCTAATCGGTAGCGTAATAATTACTTACAAAATAACAGTAGACTTGGCATATGATGGGTACGATGTAGGCGCAACATCTTTGTATTTTGGTAGATTATTTTCAACAGCTACTTTTATAATGCAATCATCAACCATTAAATCCGTTGGTCAAATAATGGCACAACACGCATCTACAATAGTATTTGATAACTCAACAGTAGATGGGTTTAAATCTATCACAATGGTAAATTCAAATGCTATTTTCATGGATACAATAGTCAAAAATGGAACCTCTTCAGGTGGTAGCATAGTCGCAATGTATTTTAGTAATGTGCAACTCATTAATGCAACACTTACCGACAACGTAAAAGATACCAATATCCCACTAAATGAAGTTCAAGAAGATGGTTCTTACATTGGCGATGGTTCATACCTACAACCAAAGCCATTGAGCGGGGATACAGCTTCGAGACCAACAGTAACCCGTATAGGGTTCAGGTACTTTGATACCACACTTGGTAAGCCTATTTGGTGGAGTGGTTCAGAATGGGTTGATGCAACTGGAACAACAGCGTAAGAGGTGATATATGAAACTATGGTTCTATTATGCATTCTGTGACAATGCAACATTGCTTGATGGAATCATAGCTCAAACAACTGGTGGAATCTATAGCCATGTAGAAGGTCAATTTTCATGTGGTGATTCTTTCTCTGCATCTCCTAGGGATGGAGGAACAAGATGGAAGAAGATAGACTATAAAAAAGAAAATTGGAAATGCATAGATATCCCACTGTCTGAAGAATCAGAAAGAAGAATAAGAACAAGATGCGAGCTTACTTCAAGTAAAAAGTATGCATATTGTGGAGCAATTTTTTCAATATCTCCATTGTGTCTAAGTCTTCCAGATAGAACATTCTGTTCAAGGCTGTGGGTTACTCTTCTATGTGACACATTAATGTATGAGTTCGGAATAGTTCTTGGAGACCCATGCTCATACTCACCGCAAAAATTATATGATGAATTAGCAAAGTATTTCGGAGAATGATATGCCATTAACGATAAGTCTCATAGGTAAGGGTGTTATAGCAAATGCCGATGGGTATTCAGATACTGCAACATCTGGGTCAACTTGGAATGAAGATGGTGGCGGTACTGATTCGTTCAGTGGTGATACATACTTGTATGGTTCACTGTCTTTCGCTGGAGCTTACTCTGCAAAAAGCGGATGGCAATATTTCGATATTGGCTCTGGAAATGTTCTTGACTTTACACCTTCAACTGGTAGTGAGGCTGGACAGTTTTTATGGTTGCCAATCTCATGTCCTACACTTGGACTGTTGCAGACCATAGCAAATAAGGGCTTGACGATTAGGGTCGGTTCCAGTTTGACTGATTATTGGGAATGGGATATCGGTGGTTCAGATGACTCAAATGGTTGGCTAGGTGTTGACTGGAAATGTTTTGTAATTGACCCAACAGAAGGTGGGAGTAGGACGGTTGGTTCTCCAAATATAGCTTCAGTCAGGTATATGGGTGTATGGATTGATACCTCAGCACTTGCAAAAGGTGATAACATCTTCATATCACAAATTCTTTGTGCCTCTGGGCTTAGAATAGAAGGAACAAGTACAGATGTGTGGAATGATGTAATATCTTACTGTACAGACTACTCAAACAGAGCGTATACCATGATAATGGAGAAAGAGGGAATCGGTTTTGCTCTTGGTAGTTTTGTTTTTGGTAATACTGCACAAACAGCAGATACTGATGTTAGTGGTTCAAGCCAAACTGTTAAGTTCGCAAGGTCTGAATACTGGAACGGTTCAGCGTGGGTGTCCACCTACCCAACAAATGCGAACTTGATTAATTTTGAAGAGAATGTAACTTATAGCACTACATACGATTTGTCTGACTCATCCATAAGTGGAGCAAACGGAAGTACGTTTTCATATGATGGAGCAGATGTAGCATTGAACTTGTCTGGAGGTTCATCTGTAGCGTGTCAAGCTATATTTGATTCTACTGATACACTAAATGGTCATGTGTTTGCTGGATGTCCAGCGGTAAAGCCAAATGGTGCTTCTGTTTCAAATATAGCAATAAGTTCTACTTTAGAGGCTTCTACTGGTGCTTTAGAGATTGTAAGTTCTTCAGACCTACTCAATATATCTGGAGTAACTTTCAGTAAATATAGTGGTAAAAACGCTTTATATATCCCAGCATCTGTAACTGGAACGATTTCCCTCAATGGGTTTATCGGTGATGGTTCTGGAACTGATGTTTACTGGGCTGGAACTTCTGGAACGCTTACTATCAACAAGTCGGGTGGTACAAACCTATCAAGCTGGAATAGTGCTGGTGGAACAGTGTCTTTAGTGTCATCAGTAAGTATAGACGTTCATGTTGAAGACCAAAGTGGTTCAGATATTGTTGGAGCATACGTTTACATAGATGAGGATTTGGAGTCTGCTGGAGAGATTATTAACACTACATCAAGTTCTACTGGAGATGTTTCAACGTCATATAGTGGGTCTGCTACATCAGCAACTGTTAGAATCAGGAAGTATGGATTCAAACCGTATAGTGGTACAATATCTTTAACAAGTGATACTAACTTGAACGTAACTTTGGTTACAGACCCTCAACAAATATAATAAGGAGTAGAAAATGGCTTTCAATAGTGCTCATTGGACGATTGATTATGCAACAAAGGAAATCTGGAATACGGATTCAACTATTGGTGCAAGGCTTCCGATTGCCACTGGTGATTATTCTGGTGTTGGTGAGATACTTGAGTTCTTTCAATGGCTTGCTGGTGAATTTGCTTCAAGCGGTCAAATGGATGATACATACCCGATTGAATCACAAACCCCTACAGTTTACAAGTTTTTGAACGGATGGACTTTTAAATATCCAGCAGAAGACTTCAAATATCTAAAGGGCGGTACGATTGAAGACCCAGCTGGTTCAGGTTCTGCGAACGCTGATTCTTTGTGGGTAAACCTTTATTCAATCGGTACTCAGGAAAGTGGTACACAGCTTTATGTAGTACAGAACGATGCAGAGGTTACAAACTGGTGGATTACTGGTAACATTGATATCCTGCTAAGAGTAAAAGTAAATGGCTCATGGATTCAGTCAGAAGATACAAGTGGTGTATTAACAAATGGTGGTGTGTGGGTTTATGCAAGGGAATTTGGTGATACATATGACCACAACTTTGCAAACATCTCAGGTGGTGGTAGAAACCCTATCGGTATCAACACATCAGCAGACTCAGCGAACAAGTCTGGAGAGCTTTATGTAACAGTTGCTGATTCCACTGGATTTACTATAGGTGAATTTGCTCAAGATACAACAACTGGTGGGGTAGGTAAGATTGCAAAGATTGAAGGTAACAATATTTACCTTAACGCTGTAAGAGGTGGTGTAATCACCGCATCCAACACACTTGCAGAGTTCTCAGAGAGAGAGTGTGTGAATGCTTCAGGTACATCGTCATCAATCTCAAGTGTTACTGATGTTGTCGCTGGATGGAGTGACATATCTACAACATTTGGAAGCATCTCAAGAGACCTCAATAATGGTAATGGTTCACAAAGCTATGATGTTGAGATTGACTTGAATAGTAGAACAACTGCTCAGGGTTATGAGTGGTTAAAATTCATTACAAGATATGGTTCAACTGGTGCTACATATACGGTTAATTCCGATGATGGTCAAGAGTATCGTTCATGTGATGAGGGAACATACCCAGAGGTGAAAGTTGCTCCATTTGGTACACTTGCTGGTACTACATTCTATGGTGCTCAAGGTGTATGGGTAACTGGATATTCTTCTGCTGATTTTGTATTGAAAGATGCTTCTGGTGTCGAGCAATCTCCTCCTAACTATCAAAATGTTGATGTTTCTCATGCAAGTCTATCTGGATGTAATATTTTTGTTGCAGAGATTTCAGGTGGAGCAATCGTTAAAAATCAATATACCATCCAGAGTGTAACGACAAATACGATTCAGGCTACAGCTTCAATCAATCAGAACAAAGTGCCTCAATCAGGTTCACTTAGAATAGGAGACACAAAGTATACATATACTGCTTTCAGTGGTGATACTTTCACTGGTGTGTCTCCAGACCCTACTGGAGAAACTGGAGACTTCTATGTTCCGTTGCTTGATATCACGGCAGATGCTACTCAGGAGATTTCCGATAACATCATTTTCACAGCGAACTTCGATGTTAGAACCTCAGTAAGAAAATACGGATACAAGCCTTACGATGTTGATACTCAGTTCACTTCAACTGGATTGACTTTCGTTCCGATTCTATCTGATGACCCTCAAGCAACATAAGGAGCTTAGATGGGAGAGCTAGTATTTATGGATGATACAGCTACAGTTAACCAAATTCCATCAGCAAAGTGGGCTACCATAGAAGGTAGCTTCACTTCTGAGGAACTAAGGAAAATAGCTGATAAAATAGATGACAACTACAAAACCTTCAAGGAAGGGCAGAAAAGAGGTAAATAATGGCAATAAGAGGTGATATAAGTGTAAATTGGAATACTTCACCAAGAATCATAACTGTTGCCAAGCCATCTACAGAATGCAGTATGCAAGATTTGCTTGATACATTACGTTACCTTGAAGCACAGTTTAACGCTATGGATGAACCGAGTATTGTAAGTGCGTCTGGCAAAGAGCCTCTTGGTGGTGGTGTAAAAGTTGGACTTACAGTGTCACTACTAAATGCTAAGATTGCGTTTGAAGGAAGAGATGTAGCGGATGGATGGACTCTGTGTAACCTACAAGGTGGGAATCTTGTTGCATTTGATAGTTTAGGCGGTGAGATGGATTCAATCCAGCCTACATCATATGTTACTGTTGCAAAGACATCTTCAGCATCTGCAACACTTCAGGAGCAAGGAGCATTGCAATATTCATCATTTGATGGCGGTGTTTCAATTGATTTTGTAAATGGTATATCTGGAACTGACTTTCCAGCTGGTACAGTAGAGCACCCAGTTAACAACCTTATTGATGCAAAAGCCATAGCAGTTGAAAGAGGGTTTGATAGGATATGGCTTAATGGTAATATGTTCATTACTGGAGATGATGATATCTCTGATTACTCAATTATAAATAGGTCTGACAACCCGACTAAGAGTATTGTTGTTGTAGATGCTTCAGCAAATACAACTGGTGTCCAAATTAAAAGATGTGCTGTATCTGGAACGCTGGACAATGGTGTTATTCTTGAGGAATGTATTACAATGGGTATCAACTATATAAATGGATATCTAAAGGAATCAATTCTGGCATCGTATGAGATTGTTCTTGGTGGAAATGAGCCAGCATTTTTGATTAATTGTCAAAGTGGTGTACCTAATGCTTTAAGAACTCAGCCATCTATAGATTTAGGTGGTTCTGGTCAGGCACTTGTTATGTCTGGTTTCGATGGTGAGATATCATTAGTAAATAAGACTGGCAATGATGTATGTTCAATCAGGATGACTGGTCAATTGAGGGTTGATAGTGCCACTTGTATAGCTGGAAACATAGAGGTTTTTGGAGATTGTTATATCACTGATGAGAATGGTGATTTATGGGTCAATGGTGTTGGAAAATCGAATGTTATAGATATGACAACTGGAACCAAAGAAGAGATTGCAGATTCTGTATGGAATAAGGTGATACCATGACAACTGGAGAGAAGTTAAGCTCAATATCTTCAGTATCAGATGTATCTGCACTTGAGCATCTTCTTAATGTTGTTGGAGGTGAGTGTATATCTTCAACCATCATAAAATCATTAAAGGTCACTGCTGTTAGAAATCAGCATGAAGTCAAGTTGCTTAAAAAAGATTATAATATTGAGAGAGTACAACAGCTTAGAAAGGTTGTTTATGAGCCTAGTAAGCAAACTATCAAGAGAATAGAATCAACTAAAGTAGCAAGGGGTTAGGATGACAATAGATGATAGATATGAGGGAGACACAAACCCACTTGTTATGTGGCTATATGATGTTGACGAAAACAAAAAAGAAATCCCAGTAAAGCTTGTTACTGATTCTTGTACAGTTAAATTAAGAGTAAAACTTAGCGATGATACTGTTCATGAAATAGTTGGTGAAAACATAACTGATGAAGGATATGTTGAGTTCCCATTCGCATCTGATGAGATTGATGCTGGAGAGTATATATTCGTAGTTAAAGTAGACAATACTGCACTATCCCATACCCTTACATACATCAGGGGTGTTCTTGATATAAAAGAGAGCATTTAATGAAGAATCAGGTTATTGAGGTAAACGCAACTGGTGTAATAAAAGCAAGTAGTGTAGGTGTATCTATGTCAAGTGGTGGAATATCACTTGGTGTAATACAGATTAGTCATGATATGGTAGTTCTTGCTTGCATTGGTCTCATTGTCTCAATACTAGCTTTTGCGTATGATTTTTCACACGAAGAAACACAACATAAGAACAGACTTGCTTTTGCAACTGCACTTGTTCAGTATATGATTTTTGGTAGCTTTGCTTTGCCAGCTGGGTTTATGATTACTTACTCTTATTTTACTCAAGAGGTTATGGCTTGTATGCTTGTTGGGATATTTTCATCATGGGTTATAGTCGCTGTTGCTAAGGCACTAAAGAAAAGAACTGTGAGAGAGGTTGATGAAAGGAAGATACCGTAATGCAGTACGTTGAAATTATTGAGTTTTCTGGATTTACTTTAGGTAGTTTTGATGTAGTAAAATATCTATGTATGTTCATGGTGACTATGTTTGCTTTGGCTGTATATCATAAGCTATACAATAGAAGTCTATCTTCGTTTATCTCTATAGCTGGAATTACTGTTTTTGCTTGTACAGTTATGTACGTTGATGCTATATATTCATTCGGTACTTTGGCAGTTACTGTATTGATACTTCATGCTAGGGCTATGCTTATGGAGTGTAAAGGTGTATGGTTTTTTAGAAAGGATAAATGATGCCTAGTTTCCTATTGAACAAATATTTTATAGTAGCAATTATATCCGTAGGTCTTGTTGCTGGAACATGGTACGCTGTCGATGATATATGCTTCAAGCCACAGAGGGAAATGGAGAAAGAGCTTCAGAGTATAGGTGAATATCTTAATATATCTGAAGCGAAACTTACTGTATGTGAAGCAAAACTTGGAAAGAACACACTTGAAGGACTTGTGGAGGGTTTACATGAAGGAGATGATGAGAATATCACTATTGACCTTGATGATTCTTGGTATTAGTGGATGCTGTGATAACGAGCCGAAGCCTTGTGAGCCTCAACCTTGCAAGAACATATTACCTCACCTGACTACTTGGAAGGTTCCAGATAAAAAAAGATTTATAGAACAGCCTATACCAGTTGGTGATGGAGTTCATTCTATAGTGAGAACAGATGACTTGAAAGGATGTCTAGCAACAAATAGAAGGCTTAGGAAAATATGCAGTAATTATGCTGTAGTTTTCAAAAAGATAAACGATATGAACAACAAGGAGAATAAGTGAAAAGGTATAAATTCAAAGGCTTTATATGGGTAGTTAACCACAGAGAAAGTGGATGGATTGATTTGTCAATAGAGAACAAAAACTATGACCCTAAAGACAAAACAAGTAGACATTACTATGGTCAGGGTATATTCAAGGATGTTGAAGGTATGTTGCAATACATCTACAACTACCACAACCTAAAAGAACCTATAACACTTGAAGACCTAGAGATACTGGAGGACTAAATGGGAAAGTATGCACTATGTGTTGGACACAATGAGATTTATCAGGGAGCAATAGGTTCTGCTGGTGTAAGTGAGTTTATGTTCAATGATGGGCTTATAAAAGATATTCTATCTCATCCAAAAGTTGTAAATTCTGGAAACGAGTTTAAGGTATTCTATGAAAATCCATACGCTGGTAAGTACACTGCAAGACAGATTGATTTACATAAAAGGATTGATGAGTGGGGTGCTGATTATTCTGTATCATTCCACTTTAACGATGCAGTAAGCAAGTCAGTCAATGGTCATGAAATTCTGTACTACTCTCCAAATGGAATGAAGCTTGCAAAAAGACTTGATGAACTGCTTGATAAGTATATGCCCAATAGAGATAGAGATATAAAACAAAGAGCGAGAAGAGATCGTGGTGGACAGTTCCTATCTAGGGGTAATTCATACTGCATAATTTCCGAACCGTTCTTTGCAACATACCAAAATCTATATGTAGAAGGTGGTGAATTTAGAGATAAACTACTTGAAGCATATGTTGATTTCTTTAGTGCATAAATGCAAAAAATGCGTGATACAATATAGTGAAATAAAACATTAAAAGGAAAAAACAATGCCTGTTTCTACAGATTACATCAATACTGGTGGTGGAAAGCTTTATATTGAGCAATTCGTTAATGGTGCGCCAAGTGGTGATTTGGCTTACTTCGGTATCACCGAGAATGTTAACTTAACCACAGCTGTTGAGTTCATTGACCATAAGAATACCGAAACAAAAACTACAAAGACAGACAAGAAGGTTCAAAAATCAGTATCTGCTACTATCAATTTTGCTACAGCTGAAATCAGTCTAGCTCAAATGGCTAGAGCATATGGTGGTACTGTTACTGCAAATGCTCAGACAGCATATACTGATGAGGCAGTTACTATTACTGGAGCAAAAGCTGGATACTACTACCCTATCGGTATTCGTAACATTACATCACTCATTGTTAAAGATGTTACGGATACAACAACTTATGTCATCAATGATGATTACACATATGATGCATCAACTGGTATGCTTTACATTGTTGATGGTGGTGCAATCACAAGTGAAGACCTTCACCTTACAGTTTCTGCTGATGCATTTGCTGATGGTGCTATCATGGGTGCATTCCTTGAGTCTCAGCTTGAAGCAAAACTCGTATTCATCTCAGACCCACTTGCTGGTAAGAGATTTGTGTATACATTCAAAAAGGTCGCTATTTCTGGTACTGGAGACCAAGCGTTGAAATCAGAAGATTTCGCAACCATCACATTTGAAGGTACAGCACTTGTTGACGATACGGTAACCGACCCTACATTGTCTGACTACTTTGATGTAGAAGAAATTCCAGCATAAGGGTAAATGATGGAGAATACATATCCCGTTAGGACAAAGAAAGTCTTTATAAACGGTGATGAGTATGAGCTTTGTGAATTGCCAGTCTCGTACCTTATAGGTATCGAGGAGGGCAAAAACAATAGTAAGATTGAAAACTGTGTAAAAGGTTCAAATATTCCACTTGAAGTAATTAACAGTTTGACTCTTAGTCAACTCAATGGTGTCTATGGAGATATCATGATTTTATCGTATGGTGATGACTGGGAAAAAAGAGCCAAAGAAGGCGAACCCTCAAAAAAAAACTAAGTGAATGGGTCGCATGGCTTATAAGCAACGGTCATCTGTATGCTTATAGCTATGGGATTTACTTCTTTCACACAGCTATCAAGCAAACATTAGAAAAACAAAATGAAGAACTACTTATAGCGACACACGCAAGTAGGATAAGTCAATACAGTAACAAAGATTTTGAGAAGGCTATAAAGCCATTCTTACCTAAGTCTCCAATATCTGTTGACCATGAAGAAAACATTAAAAGGTTTGGGAAAAAATAATGGCTGTAGACAATGAAATACTCTTAACCATAAAAGCAGAAACTGATAAAGCTAGAAAAGAGGTAAAGGAACTTAAACTTGCCATTGATAAATTGGCTTCAAGCTCTGATGGTAGTGCCAAGAGTTTTCATGGTCAAGAAACAGCTTTAAAGAATATAGAACAAAAGACAAAAAGTCTTACTAGCTCACTAAAAAGTCTTGTTGGTGTATATGCATCATTTCAGGGTGCTAAAGCATTCATTAACTCAATGTCTGAGATTGAACAAGGTTTTATCGGTATCGCAAAAACAACTGGTGCAACCGAAGAAGAGATGGAGAAGTTCAAGGATGGTATCTATGCTCTTGCTGATGAGTTGTCTGGTATAGAGGTAAACGAACTTCAATCAATAGCTGAGGGTGCTGGTCAACTTGGTGTTGCAAAAGAAGATATCCTAAAATTCTCAGAATCAATAGCAAAGATAAGTGTAGCTACAAATCTTACTGCTGAAGAGGCTAGTTCAGATTTTGCAGTAATCGCAAATGTGTTTAAGGAACCAGTTGACAATATTGAAAATCTAGGTTCTGCTGTTAACGAACTTTCCGCAACAACGGCTGGTACTGTTTCATATATAGTTGATTCAACAAAAAGATTGGCTCCAGTTGGTTCGTCTTTCGGTTTACTGTCTCATGAGGTTATGGCATTCTCCGCTACACTTGCAGATGCTGGTATCAGGTCTGAAGTTGGTGCTACTGCATTGTCTCAAATTTTCCAAAAAATGCAAGTTGATGTTGATAAGTTTGCAAAACTTTCTGGAATGAGCATTGATGATTTCTCAACGATTATGAGAGATAAACCAGCTGAGGCTGTTAAGATTGTTGCAAGTGCTATACATCAATTAGGTACTGAAGCTCCTTCTGCACTTGATAGTCTTGGGTTATCTGGAGCTGGTACAGCTCAAACAATTCTTGCTTTGTCAAACAATGTTGATAACCTATCAAAAAACCTACAGACATCAAAAAAAGCATTCGAGGAAAACACATCAGTAAGTGATGAGTATTTGAAAGCGTCTAATTCAATTGATGCAAAAATGAAAGATGTTAAAACATCATTTGTCCTATTATCGAGAGAACTTATGGTTGAACTACAACCAGCAGTTAAAGATGCACTCGATGGTATAAATGAGTTTATACGTTCAATTGATTCCAAAGCAATAGGAGAATTTGCTGGTGATTTGGTTGACGGTGCAAAATCAGTTGCAACATTCGCAAGTGAGAATAAGACGTTATTAAAAACAATAGCTGAGGTTGCAATAGCATTCATAGGATTCAATAAGGCGAAAACAGCATTTTTTGGTTTGTTCAGTTCTCAATCAATACAAATAATAGAACACTTTAGTGCTAAGGGTCAAGGTCTATCAAAAACCATTGATATAATGGTAAGAGGTTTCTCTAAGTTTGGAAAAACTGTACTTGGATTAGTTACCGCAAACCCTATTCTTGCTGGACTTGCTGTAGCTATAACAGCGGTTGTGTATGCGTACAATAAACTAAGTGAAGCAGAGGCAGAAAGAGAAAAGGTATCTGAGGGCTTTAGAGATAGTGCTAAAAATGGAATAGCAGTACTTGAAGAGTATTCACAGCATTTGGATGAGAATAAAAATCTTTATTTTAAAAGCATTGAAGAACAGAAGAAATATGTAAAGTCAATAGATGAAACAATACTTGCAAACAAAAATCAAATCAAGTCAATGGAAGACCTTGACCATGATAGATATGCAGAAGAAATTTCACAACTTACAAAACAGAATGAAGTTCTTGTTTTAACAAAAGAGAAAGTTGTATCTGTAACAGCAGAAGAAATAAAAGCAATGAATGAAGCCATAGCTACATCTAAGGCTGAAGAAGCTTCAAAAGCTTCACTTATAAAAGCACATCAAGATTTTGTTGATAAGGCTATTGAGGCAAATGAAAAAAGGCTGTCAAAAGAAAAAGAGACAATTGAGCTATTAAGAGACAAAGAGTCTCAATTATATGTTGACCTAGCAGAACTTGAAAAAGAACTTGCTGAAACTAGACAGAAATATTCAAACCAAAGAATAGTAGTAACTGATGAGCTAAATGATAAGATTAGAAAGCTAAATGAGCTTGATGCAACAGAAACACAAAAGTCTGTAAATTCAAAAATTCTAGCTGAACAGAAATATGCACAAGTAAGAGAAAATATCTCAAAGGGAAACATTGAGTTAGCAAAAAAATACCTCAGTGAGTATGATTCACTTGTAGAGCAGAATTTCAATACAGAGTACGCAAGAGCACAAGATAGCACCTATAAAAAAATGCAATTGGTAGATGAGTACAAAGAAGCTTTAGCTAATAGTGCTCAATTCTCAATAGAGATGATTGACCTTGAAGAGCAAAAAGAAATTAAAGCTCACAACACAAAGATAGAAGCAAAACAGATTGAGATAAGAGCTACCCAAGCACAGATTCAATTGCAGATGCGAATGATTGAGCTTATAGGTAAGATGGTAGAGAAGGCAACTGGTACAAAGTTTGAAATGCAGTTTGATGACTTTGAACAAGATGTTAAAGATGCAGACAAACTACTTGATGAGCTTGAGAGTCAAAAGAGAACTGCAACTATAAGAGCAAAAGCAGAAACTGGTGATGCCGATATAAGTCTAAACAGAACAGTACAAATTGGTAGTCAGACTGTAGAAATGAAGCAGATAGCAGATAATAGTGATGCTGTTTCAAAAATTGACGATGTAGTAAGAAAGGCAGAAGATTCTAACCCTAAAATATTCACATATGTTGATAACACAACAGCAGATGGTCAGATTGTTAGGTTCATAGAAGATGTAAACGGAAAATATGCAACAGTAAGTGTTGATGCAAAAGATGATAATGCACAAAAGAAGCTAGATGTCTTAATGCTTGATATCTTGGGTAGAGAAGGATATGTTTCAGTTGGAGTAAACTCTGAGAATGTTACTCCAGCACTTGATGACATAGAGAAAAAAATAACAACCACTGAAGGAACAGTAAAAGTATATGGTAATGCTGATAACTTTTACGAGGTTGTAAATAAAGCAACGAGTGATATAGAAGAAACTATAGCAAAGAAGAAAGTTGGTTTTGTAAAATCAAAAGACCAAGAGACATTGGCTGTAGAGAAGGCTATAAAGTCATTAAATAGTGATACCACATCAACACATAAAGTAAAAGAAGATAAGCCGTCATTTGACTCACTAAAGGCTACAAAAAGGGAAATATCAAAAGACACAGAAAGTATTCACCGTATTATATTTGACCAGAACAATCTAGCAGACATATATACTATTTTGTCAGACATAAGAATGGATACCCAGTCAATACATACAATTATACTTAGAACTGTTGACCAAAGAACACACGCATATAAAACTGGAGGAGAAGTTATTCCCAAATTTGCAACTGGCGGGTTTACGAGATTGTCTGGTGCTCTTGGTGGATATGGTGGTGGTGATAGGATTAAAGCACTTCTTGAAGCTGGTGAATTTATTCATAATAAAGAATCCGTATCTATGTATGGTCTTGATTTTATGAACATGATTAACAAGAAGCTTCTACCAGTTGATGCTGTAAGAAACTTGGTAGGCGGTGGAGTCAGAAGATATGCTACTGGTGGTGAGGTTTCTGCTATACCATTATCAAGCCCTACAATGAGTGCTCCAGCTATCATAAATCTAACAGTTGCTGGAAGAACTTTCCAAGTAATGTCAGATAAAGATGTTGCTGATGCACTTGCTAGGCATATTGAATTAACTGGAGGTATATGATGGGAAACAAAAGAGCAACTCAAATAGGTTCAGTGGAATTTGACCATAGCTTATTGGTAGCTGAACTTGATAACCCGAATAACATTTTATGTGAGGTAAACATAAGTGAAGCTGGTAATCATATTGTTTGGCAGACAGAGGTTGAAGAAAGGTATATAACTCTTGTTAGTGGTGAGGGGGGATGGATTTACCATGACACAAAACTAGCTTTAATTGCATTGTATAATCAACTTGAAACAGTATTTACCTTGACGTATAGTGATGAATCAACAGATACTGTAAGATTTGCACACGAAAAGCCTCCAAAATTTGTTGAGATTTATGAGGGTGCAGAGATTTATTTTGCAGAAATAAGTTTTGCTACCGTTGTGGTATAATTAAATAATCAAAGGAGAAATTCATGGCTACAATTACATATTTTAAGTGCGTTAATTCACAGACAGATGGTTCTAAGGGAGCACAGATTACAAGTGGTCAGGTTGATGCAGTTTTGCCGTATTTGACAAGCCAACAGAGAATAACTGGTATTACACAGCTTGAGAAATTCTATATACAGTCAGACACAGATTTAGAGATTTTCGTAGGATTATCTGATTTGGGGATATTCACTGCTGGAATGATAGATTCAACTGGTGCTTCTGAGGTTGCTGGTGATGTGAGTGGTGCTTCACCTAGACACGGTGCGTCAAAGATTCTCGCAAATAGCGCAACTGGATGCACCATTGAACATAACCCAACAGTGGATTTGTTCAGAGCTAACGATTACATCTTAGTTGGCGATGTTGTTGTGCAGATTGATACGATTTCAGCCAACACAACAGATAGGGTAATTACATATAAGTTCACTATCCCATATGTTAACTTAGTAGGGCAGAATGCGACATCAGTGCTTCAGAAATCACTCACCGCAGGCGTAGGTGTACCATTGTGGATAGAGAATATTGTACCAGCTGGCGCACCAGCTACCCAGACATATAATACTATCCCTATGGTGATTGTGAGTTAATCATGGCGAGTGTGATATACAACTCATTTAAAAAATCAATCAATGGAACTGTTAATTTTGCCACCGACACTATCAAGGTGATGCTCGTTGATGATACATACGAACCAGATATTGATACTCACCAATTCATAGATGATGTGACAGGTGAAGTAACTGGCACTGGGTACACAGCTGGTGGTGCAACACTGTCCAATAAGAGTGTGACTGTTGATACGACAAACGACTTAGCGAAATATGATGCTGACAATATAACATGGGCTAACTCAACCATCACCGCTTATGGAGCAGTTATTTATCAAGATACTGGTACACCTTCCACATCAGGGTTGATAGCGTTCATAGATTTTCTAGGTGTCAAATCATCGTCAGACGGAGACTTTATTCTTCAGTGGCACACTGGTGGAATATTTACAGTATCTTAGAAAGGAGAATACATGGCTATGACAAATTATCTCGAACAGAGACTCATTGATTTTGTGTTCAATTCAAACGCTGAGTTCTCTTTTTCGTCTCCTGCAAATGTTTATGTTGCGTTGTTTACTTCAGCCACAGCAGATGATGGAACTGGAACAGAAGTGACAGGCACCAATTATGCTCGTGTTGATACAGGCTCTTTTACGGCAATGACCAATATCACAGACGGGCAAACCGAAAACACAAACGATATAGTATTTCCAACGGCAGGTTCAGGTGGGTGGGGTACTGTAACACACATAGCACTATTTGATGCACTAACTGGCGGTAATATGCTCTTTCATGGAGCATTATCACAATCTAAAGAGATATTGGACGGAAACACATTTTCAATAAATGCAGGTGGTCTAGTTCTAACTTTATCCTAATGAGGAGTATTTGTGGCTACACCCGTAATTGAAGTATTCACGACCAATAGGACTGAGGGTACAGCAAGTTCATTAACCCTCTCAAAACCAGTTGGTGTAGTTGCAGGTGAATTGCTATTAATACTCGTAGCGAACGAGAACTCAGCTAACGGTGAGGGATTTGGTGCTATTACATCTGAGTCAGGTTGGACTCAAATATTCAATTATGGCTCAGGAAACGTTGATACATACATTGGTGCATACTATAAGATTGCAACTGGAACTGAAAACGAAACAGTAACAGTTCCTTTTATTGCATCTGATGACGGGCTTGGATGGTATATTCGCATTTCAGGGGTAGATGCAACCAACCCTATTGGTTATGTGAGAAGTGCAACTGAAAGCACAAATTACTATGTGAACATGGTAGGAGATTACACCTACCCACAGACCGATAATCCATTAATGATCGGACTCGCTTCGTTCGATGGATCAGATGGTATGCCACTCTATACGTCAAGCACTGGTTGGGTTAATGAAAGCAGTATTGATAGTCCAAAAAATTCAAACTCAGGCGGTGCATCCTCAGCGGTATTCACAAGTTGTTCTACAATAACAAGCTCTTCGCAACAAATACCCACTTTACTCATATGGAGTACGGGGAGCGTTGTTGATGGTTTTATTGGAACACTTTTTGAAATAAGAAGTCCATCATCATTAAACTTGGAAGCTTCACTTTCTTCTAATTCAACGATCTATGCTCGTGGTTCCATTGACGGTGAGATATACGCTGAAACTGACTGGGTGCATTATGAAACACTTGGTGGTGGCTCAGCCAGTTGGACTAACCCAACATTCATAGAGACAGAAAACGGAGTTGGAGCACAATACGATGCTGGGTCAAATATAACTTCCCCTACTATCGGTGGTGACCAATGGTGGGATGGAACAAATATGTTGTACGACCTCGTACCGTCAGATGCTACAATCTACGGTATTGAAGTAAGAGTCAAAGCACAGCCGTCATCATACAACATTATCAAAGATGCCAATGTTCTGATAACGACACCAAGCAAGACCTCAAGCAACAAAGCGAGTTCTGCGTATTGGGAGACTGGTGGATACACAACAAGATACTACGGTGGTACAACTGATTTGTGGGGATTGACTGGAGGACTCACACCCTCAGAACTTGGGTCAAGTGCGAGATTCTCTTTCTTGTACTCATTTAAGAACTATGATGCTTCAACAAGATACCTTTACATTGATGTAATAGAACTGAAGATACATTACTCCTATAGAGACACGAACAAAAACGGAAATGCAAGTCTATCCGCATCATCGTCATTAACAGTAGATGGAGCGTTATCAACATCATTTAGTGCTTCTGTATTTCCAGTAACATTATCTCTAATACAGCCTACAATAATTGCCGTAGCACCAAACGTTACAGTAACCCCCCAAACAATCGCTTCTGTGATGACAGTAGAGCCTATTTCCATTGTCAGCCATAATACGTTGTACCTAAACACAGTTAACGTCAATATGACCATGCTGGATGCCTTAGTGTCAATACCAACACCTATCGTAGTGATTGATACCTTTGAAATCAAACACGGTGTTGACAATGAATATGATTTTTTATATGCTGACGTAATACAAGAGCTTGAACCTGCTACATATTTCTATTTATCCATCATACATGAGATTCAAGACCCTGAAATAAGCAGAGAGACAGTTGATACGTTCGTATTCAAACACAGATTGGATTTTGATTACGCAGTAGTGACTGAAATAGTACCAACTGGGTATCCAACTGATAGGTTTTCTTATTTTAAGCTTGATGGAGACTTTCAAGACGAAGAAGGTAATCTATCAACATTATCCCCAGTAGATGACCCAATATGGGAGCCGTTTGATATCTTCGATATGTGTCTAAAACAAAGTGAGAAAACAGATTCATACGCACAGCTGACTTCTCAATATTCAAATTACACAAACTACACATTGTCGTTTTGGGTTGAAATTGGTAATGATAGGGTGTCTTATGATTACTTCTCAGCTGATGTATATGGCTGGATGAGCTTCCTTGACGGTGGCTATAATATGAGCGGATATGATTTCCCTAATAAATTCTGTCAAAACAGAATGAATCATGTTGCAGTAGTGTATGAAAACCCATATGTTTATGTATTTGTGAATGGTGACAAGGTAAGATGGGATGGGGGTGAATATTATAAGCAAACATTAGTTGATTCAAGAATCATTCTCTCACGGATAGGATTAAAAGACCAAACTGGTCACATGGCAGAAATGGAATTGTTTTTGAGAGCATTATCCATGAGTGAGGTCAGACAACTTTACGCAAAACACGCAAATAAGCCATTGGTGATCAAACAAGGTGTCATGCAGGGTAACCCAACAGCAATGATTGTTGATACTTTCATAGTAAAAAATCAGCTAGAGAGCAGTGGATTGAATTATTATCAATACACAAAGAGCCGTTTTGAAAGGTTCTTGATTCCACATGGTGTTTTACTTGGAACTTACAATATCATTTACATCGATTATTTTGAAGTCAAACATGAAGTTGAAAGTGAAGTTTTAGCATCCATCGACAATAGAGTGATAGGTGAGTCCGATATATTCGGTGATAACTCAACTCGCACACATATTGTTAGCACTATAACTGGCTTCAAAGATGAATTGTCAATACAGAGACATTATTATTTTAAGTATGGTGTATGGATTGACCCATATGGTTTTAATTCATTTCAAGGCGACAATATGTTTGTCAGCGAGGAGATGATACATTTAAAGCGTTCAGGTCTAACACGGTCACCATTCGGTGTGACTTCGCTGAGACCAGTGTGTAGTTATCGTGGTATGAAATCATTCACAGACAGACGTAATGGTGGAGTAACAATATCTTTTTTCATGAAGATGTTCGATGCAAATTCAACTGACGAGACTGTGCAGGAAAATTACAAACATACAATTTTAGGCTCCCATGCAGTTGATGAGACACTACTAACTGGTGAAGACCCTCAATTTTATATGACTGGTCAAGCTATTGATATGTTGACTTTCTACGGTGTTGGTTCCCAGACGATGTTTGAAATGACATCTGGTTCAATTTACCTCACCTATTCAAACAGAGATGAAGAACACAGAATGGGTCTTGTGGATACTTTTTTGTTGGAGCAAAAATTTAATCATTTTGCACTTAGTATTGATATGCAAACAGCGGAAGCTATTTTGTATATGAATCATAAAGAAGTTGGTCGAACAACGGCATCTGACCCAAATGGCTTCATACATATCTATCGGTTTGTGAATGGGTTCATAGGCGGTATGACTAAAACTGACCCATCTGGTCGGTATATCGATATAAGTCATCGTGGGAAATTCGCTATTGATAATATACGAATCATAGATAGGGTGCTAAATACCTCTGAAATTGCCAAACTGGAGTATGAAGGCATAGAGGGAATGATAATATCATCAAGGGTTGAGAGATTCACTATACATAGAATGTCATTCACACAGACTATGGAGAGAGCATTATTATACAAAGTTGGTGATGATAGGAGTAGGGATACATTCAATGACTGTAGCTTAATTGGGTATTGGGATTGGAAAGGTGACGGCAGAAACAAATCTCTGTATAGAACCAAAGAGACCAAACTACACATTGATGAATTTTTTTATGAAGACATACTTGATTATATCCCATCTTCATGGCTTGGCTACGATTCAAAAAACAAGCGAAATTACGTCAAAGTTGGCTCAATTAGAGGTGGTGTAGCATTAGGGCAAGGTATAGACAGCTATGAGTTTTCTATCTCATGGAGCGTTACTGATAATACATATTTTGGAATAGGTGTGTCTCACCAGAGTGGTATTTTTGATATCCCCACATCTACTGGTATGGGTCAACCTATGAAAATATTGCAGGGAAATAAATTCACACCGTACTCCTATTCCGATTTTTTAGGAGGGCAGATAGATGTAACTGGGATGACTAGAAGAGGTGATGATGAATGGAATTACTTCACCCTCACTCAGAAGTTGGTCGGTGGGAAATTTGAATGTACGCTCTATGTCAATGAGCAAAAATTCACAACTTTAAACGATGTTCCTATGTTCCCTTTTGCGGATGAGGGGGTCAATGTCAATAAAGACTATGTACCGCACAATTTATATCTCGCAACAACCGTACCCAATGTCGCTGGTGCTTCCGTTAAAGCGGTAGGCGCATTGAGACTCTTTAATAGGGCATTAACCGATAAAGAAGCCTTTTCCCTTGTCGATGATAAATTTGATGGCATTACTGAGCTATTCAATGTTGTAAATACTATCAATGCGCCATACACCATCATTGAAGAGCCAATTTTTATACGTCAACACATCTACCCAGATTTTGTGCAATTCGACAACAGAGATGTGGTTGATATCTTTGGTGATGAGTCTGGTATGTACCTATGGAAATTTGACGGTGACTTGGGTGAAGAAGGCGAACGTGCAGTTTTATTGTCTTCCACATCTGATTACACCTATGAGGATGCTGTATTTGACGAAGGATTATACTGTCCTAGTGAGACCTCCCAATCATTCAGGTACTCTCTACCCGTGACATCAAGGGTGCTTACTATCTCATCACATATTAAATATCTCTATCTATTTGATTACGATCAGGTTGGTGGACTTCATATCGAGTCAAACACAAGTGAATATAGTGGTATAAACTTTTTTTATGAACCAACATTTAACAGATTCACACTTGAAAAATATGAATGGGGTATAGGGAATATAACATACGCAACTGGTATTGCACCTTTCACGGTTGAAGAGATGACAACTGAGTATCACAACGTTGTCTTAAAACTCGACCTTGATGCTATCTTTTTTGAACTGACGGTTGATAACATTGTGGTATTTAGTGGAACCATTGATTCTGGTAGTTACAATAGAATGGATGGAACCCCAAATGAGTTACGGATTGGGTATGGTTCACATGGGTATGGGTATTCAAGAGCGGGTTATGACCAAATACGAATGTTCAATAAAATTTTGTCGGACGATGAAGTGGCTATGCTTAAAACTGAAGCAAGACCACCTGTCGGCTTCATGGTCGTTAATACCATTGAAGAGGTAAAATATGATATGATTGAGGTAGTGAATGGAATTGAAGCATTCAAGTTTGAGGAATTCAAATTTACACAGAGATTCAAAATTGTATCTGAGTTTTACAAAATGAACATTACACAGTCTATACAGCAGAAACATAACACTCTATTCATAAAAAGGATTAAAGAATGATAGAAGTAACTGCTATAAGTTCGTTCAGTTTTTCATGTTTAATTAGTTCTGGTTTCGATGTTAGGCTATTCGTTTTTGTTTCCAAGATAGAAAAGGTTCAATACCAGACAATATTAAGAAGGACGTTTGAATGACACAATTATTTAAGGTGCTACTGGATGGGGTATCTGTTACTAAAAAAGTTGTTGATGTTACAATAAATGAGTCTGTAGGTTCAATATTTAACACTGCAATTTTCAAGATAGCTGGAGTGTACCCAGAATTGTACAATGGTGCTAACGTACAGATAACACATGGAGACCATGTTTTTAATGGTTTTGTTCTTGGGTTCTCTAAGGTTTCAAGAGATAGCTATACTGTAAGTTGTAGGTCAAATGGAGGCAGGTTGTCTGAGCCGTTTTTTACAGATACAGAGAGAATGTCTATTGCTACTGATGCAATAGGGTTATGTGCTGAATTTGCTTATGAGTCTGGAGTGCAGATTTCATATATTTCTCCAAATATTTCTTTTGGTGGAGCATGGATTAGTGATGGTACTCCAGATGCTGAACTTATGAAGCTTGCCAACATAACTGGTGCTGATATTTATGATGACGGAACTGGTATAGTAATAGAGCCAGTTAAAGCTGTTTCTGGCTCTGCCGAGATTATAGAGGCTAATGAAATTATTGATTTCGCTGTTATTGAAAAAAGCATCATGAATAACAATTTGGGTATTGTAATAACAAAGACGGAAGAGGACACAACCTCATCGTCACAGTCATACAGTGGAGATGTTATTGCATACAATACTATAAACTTTGATATAAAAGAAGATGAGTCAATTGCAAAAATATATATTTCACCATTCCAAAAAATGGATGACTATGATGGATTTATAATCACAAAATATGGAGATATTGAGACTTTAATAGACTCTCAAATGATGAATGGTGATACAGTTATTGGTTTGACATCTGCTATAAAATCAATTGTAGGTGTAACACTAAATGGTATACCAATAACAAACTACAAGTATAAGCTGAACACAAATGTTGTTTACTTTGACACCCCTCAATATGGTGAGCTAAGAGTGCAATATGAGACAAGATATCATCTTGTATCAATGGAGGCAGAATATACACCAGCTGGAAACTTTTCGCACATAATGGTTAAGGTTGGAGAAAACATAAAAGAGTGGAGTGGTTTTGTTAGGTCTGGTGCATCTCTTACTGGTGGAGGAATCACAGATGATGGAACAAGGATTTTTGGTGGAGATGACAATGTATCATACTATTCTGAGACTGGGTTCAATTCTGATGATGGATTTTTGATTAATACTTTTGGTGATTCTGCTGTTGTTGAACTATATTCAGGAAGTGAGCTTATAGATGGAGCAATAACAGAGTCTCCAGATGTTGTACTGCTTACTGAGGTAAACACTGTAACATTATTGTCTGGTCAAGTAGGTGTTGACCCAGTTTATGGATACTCAACAGACTATACTCCAATATCCGTTGTAAGTGTAAGGGATGGTGTTCAGTCTGGTTCTGATGGTGTGTCTGTAAGTTTCACTGTTAATGAGTTTGATGAAATTGTTGTTGGTGAAGATTATGGCACAGTATTGACAAAATATTATGCATCGAAATTTGATGTTACTGGTTCTTTGACATCATCACTTATTACAGAACAGCTTGATTCTATTGATGATGGTGGTGTTTTTAAGATAATACCATCTCAGGTTCTTTCTGGAACAGTTAGTGTTATAAAAGATGGTCAGAATATATCTTTTACTGAGAATGTTTCTGGTGGATATATAGAGGTTGGTCAAGAATATAGCAAATTGTCTGTCACATACTGGACTGATACACAAAATCTTGTTAAAAATAAAGAGTCTGCAACAGTTGAAATGATTAGTGGTAATTATGGGATATATCCAGATTATCCAATTGGTGATGTTATTGGTGTGTACTCTAATGGTCAACCAATATCATATACTACTGCACAAGATTCACAGCTTGTAGATTATATACAGCTTGATGGATGGTACTCTAATCTTCAGGTTAATTATAGTGGTGTTGGGTTGGTGTCTGAGGATTTGGATTATATTGATGCTGTATGGGGTATTTATACTGATTTCCCAGTTGAGTCAGTATCGCTTCTAACATCAAACGGTTTACCTATAGATTACACTATAGAGGATGGATATATAGGTGTTGATTCCAAGTATCCGAATGTTGAGGTTGAATATTATACTACTGGAGAAGAGTTCTATGTTAAATATGATAGTGAATATAGTGACAAGGTATCACTGAAAATTTATCCAGATGGTTCAGACCCAGACGAATACGATAGTATACTTCTTGAGTTAGATGACGAGTATATTGATGGATTCGGGTATGGTCAGAATAATACAAAGTATTTCTTTTATGAGATTGATACAAGTGGCGGTGGTGAGCCTAACTATGTTACGGGGTTTGCAATATACTGTTTTGGCGAGGAGCCAGATTTTGAATTATACTCTGGAATCACAAAAATTACCACAGACGGAAAGATTACACAAAGAGGTTCGGTTAATGAGTCTTGGACTATAAAAGAAAGAGCAAACATACAGAATGATGATTCTGGAAGAAGAGTAATTTACACTGGATACCAAAGTAACGGCATAGTGAAATTAACATCAAATGGAATAGATATAAACTATTCAGAATCCGTAGATGATTATGGAAGGACGATGATTGTGCTTGATGATATGTATCCACAAGTAGATGTATATTACAATTTGACTTGTAGGATTTACGACCTTCAGTATGCAGAAAATCTTTCTGAAGAGCAGACATTAATTATCATATGCAATGAAACTGGAGATAGATATGAAATCCCTCTTCAGAACAGTAGAAGCAGTGATGATTGGTATGACCCATCAAATATCCCTTGTTCATATCCTCAAGATTTTCCGTTTAATATCCCAGAGCTTCTTGATTTGAAATTGAATGATTGTATCGGTAAGTCAATACAAGATATGGGAACTGTTGGTGATGATGGTTTTATATTTGTAACAATAACACAAGACGGTCTATATGAATGGGATGCTAGTTCATTGAAACCAAGAACAACAATAACACTTAGAGCAAATGTGAATGGGAGCTTAGAGTAATGGCAACTTATACTTTTCAACTTGCAACTGGAAACACTGGAAAGAAAACTATTGTAGACCCTATGTTGAACACCGAACGTATAGCAAACGAGAGAGCTAGAAGAGAGTTCATGGAGAATGGATATACACATAAGTATGTTACACTTAAAACGTATAGAACTGATTTAGTGTTAAACCAGATAATATCGGTTCATGGTGTTAAGTTCAAGATTATTGCAAAAAACACAAGTTCTGATGATAAAAAAGTAATTGTATCAATAACTGGAGTTAGATATGAGCAATAAAAACGTATCAAAAGCCATCTATGATGCCGTAAAAAGGCAAACTATAGTTAAGAAACCAAATATATCAAATGGAGCAAAAATAAGCTCTACGGTCATTTTCAGTGCAATTAAGATACAAAACATGAATGAGTAATTATGGCTTTCGGAAGTGCTTACTATGTAGACCCATGTATTAACGATAAACCTCAAGACCCTTGTTGGATGATAACAACAAGAACTGCAAATGAAATAACAGAAGAGGAGCCTATTGAGCCAAATAATAGCTTCAAGGCATCATCAGCAACAAGTGACAGAATAAAGAAGGTTAGAGAAGGTCAATGTTGGGAAGTTAGGGTTAGTCAAGACCCATGTTGGTCTCTAAATGTCAGTACGTTGTGTGGTCAAAATCCAAATCCAAGATTTGAAAAAGATATAGAGCTTGAAGAGCATGATATATTTAGAGCATACGCTGTTCATATAAGGGGTGGGGAGATATATATGGCTGTAGAGTTTAGACCACCAGACGAGCCAGACGATGTGTATCTTGATATTTTTGGTTACAGCGGTAAACCTATACAAGTTGGTCAGGATTTGAAATATGCATATTATCCATCATACAAATCAACACAAATAGTTGATGTTTCACACCCGTTGACTGGTGCTGTTCCTCATAGTATCGGTGTTGGAGACTATGGATACAAGTATATAATAACTGATAAACCAGAGTTCTTTGAAGTTAGATATAAGCTTGATGCTGGATTCAGAATTATTAGGGGTATTTTTTCAAGTGCATTTGATAAGCAAGGTCATTATATGTCTGCTATAATTGATTCAATTGAACTCAACAATACACTCATAGGTGCTGGATGTTCTCTTATGGCTCATGAAAGTTCAGGTCTTACTGATTACTTGTATTTCAATGCAATGAATGGAAATTCGTATAGAATTGATATGCTAGGGTTTTCTATTGTACCTTTGTCCACTTCAAATTTGAACTATATGCTCACAAAAACAATCGCATTGAAGACAGAAAGTAAGACAAGATTCTATGTTGAAGAGGACTATGGTGAGCCAAATGCATATCCTACAGATTTTGCTCTGGGTTCATATAAATGGACATATCTTAATGTTATGCAGAATGATGAAATTACAATTGGTTTTCCAGTATTTGATGGGAATATTTTAAATTACGAACAAGCAGTATTGCAGAATTTATATTACCTTATTCAAGACCCAGAGTCATCTGGCGGTTCATGGGGAGGGGTTGGTAATACTGGCTCTATTATTGGTACAGCACCATATAATCCAGATAAATATTTCAGAGAACCTATACCGTATCCCCCAGTGATACCATATACACTACCATCATACTATGGTAATTATGCTGTTCTTGTTGGTATGACCCCATATACAAGCTATATTACAGATGGTTTTGAACTTGTAGCTAACGGACTTATGAGTGATTCAATCATAAGAATGAATATAGGTGATGATTTCATAATTTCAACTGGAGGTGAGATACTTTATCTCGAAAATAATCACGGTTCTTTTGTTGGAATAACTGTTCATAAGATAATTGACCACTCTCAGGGTGGACTTGGAATATTTTATGGTGTTAATCCATCCCATCCAATTGATAATGTTCTTGCTGTATATTTTGATGGTAATCCAATACCATACCAGATAGCTCAGGATTCATCAGAAAACTTCTTTTTGAATGTGTACAAACAGTATGGTAATGTAGATGTTGATTATTCTGGAATTGGTATCGTATCAGAGCAAGTAAATAAGATAGGTGAGACCAAGATAGACTATTGCTATTATCAAGGAATTCTTGTTATGTCAAATGGAACAAATGTGCTAAAAGTAAGAGATGTTATTGATGCTATTTTTTGGAATTAGACCTATTGATAAATTCGTCAATACCCTATTGATATTTTTATCAATACCCTATTGACAAATATGTCAAGTAAATAATACAAGATATTAATAATATAAAATATATTTAATAAATTAAATATACAAAAGTTTTCAAAACTAAGATAAAAACACAATACAAAGTTAAGAAATAAATAAGTCAATAATTGTTATAATATTCTTTGCAATAAAACCAACACAAAGGATTAGATATGGTCGAAGATTCAAAAAAGAATGACATTGTAATTTCTGAACAAAAACCACAAAAGGACAATTGGCTTACACTCGAAGAAAAGCAGATTGTTATGACACAGTTTTTCCCACCTAATGCTACTCAGGCAGATATGGTGTACTGCATGAATGTTGCAAAGACTTTCAACCTCAACCCTATACTAAAGCAAATCTTCTTTGTTAGCAGAAGAACAAAGAATGAAGAGACTGGACAGTGGATAACAAAAATCGAACCGCTTGCTGGTAGGGATAGTTTTCTTACCCTCGCACACAGAACAAAGATGTTCGATGGGATAGAGAGTCATATTGAGGTCAAGGAGATACCTTCACTTGAAAATGGTGAATGGGTTATGAAGAAAGAGCTTGTTGCCATTGCGAATGTATGGAGAAAAGACACTCAAAGACCATTCTCGGTAGAGGTATCATACAGCGAGTATGTACAAAAGACAAGCAATGGAGAGGTTACAAAGTTCTGGAAAGATAAGCCTCACACTATGCTCAAAAAGGTTGCAGAGTCTCAGGCACTTAGAAAGGCTTTCAATATCACTGGTCTATACGATGAAAGTGAGCTTGATAATGAGGCAGAGAAAAGAAAAAACACAACAAATGCAAAAGAAAATCTTGATGAAAAACTTGAGATTCCATATGCAACAAAAAATAATGTACCTCAGAAACAAGTAGTAGAAGAAGAATATATCGAGCATGACGATATTGTTGTTGAATCAATAACTGGTGAAGAAAATGAATGAGACACTCGGAGTAATTGAGAGCAGTGAAGAGTACCATAGCAACAAAGCTATTGGTAGTACAACTTGCAAGGCATACATGGTAAACCCAGTAAAGGCATACAAGACATGGAGTGGTGAGATTGAGATGAAGGAGTCTCAGGCATTGATTGATGGCAAGTTGATTCATTGTCTGATACTTGAGCCTCATGTGTTTAACGATGAGTTCCATATTCTTGGAGATGGTGACATAAGATACAATAAGGAACTTGTTCAACACATAGAGGAGAATATACTAAATAAACGAATGGTATTGTACCCTCAAGAGCTTTTAACACCTTCTGGCAACCTATCATCCTCAAAAAAGGCAAAAGAGGAAATAGAGGCATTTAAGCTTAAAAATGGGGATTGTTTATTTTTAACACCAGCTCAATACGCTGAATACAAGTTTTATCTGAATGTAAAAGGCAAGATTTTAATTACCAATGAGCAGTACGAGTATGCAAGTAAAATAGCAAAAAAGGCACTTGCATATGAGTTCCAGATGACTACAACTATGGGGGTGTTCACGTTTACTCTTCAGGATGCAATCAATAACGAATCTGCGATTATGGAGAGGTCGTTCTACGCATGGTACAACCCAGATACTGGAGAAGTAACCAAAGAGAAGATGACTGAAGATTCAATCCATGTAAAAACAAAGCCAGACATCATGCTTGAGGTCGGTAAAATGATTTATGTTGTGATTGATGTCAAGAGTGCCATTGATGCAAGTCCAGATACAGTAAGAAGTGCTGGTAGGTTGTTTTATCATCTTCAGGAGGCACACTATACAAAGATTCTTGAGGCACATGGAATCAAGGTGTATAAGTTCAAATTTATGTTCACTGGTAAAGAGGAGTGGTCTACTTGCCAAGATTATGAGTATGGAGAAACTACTAAAGATTTGGGTGTACAGCATTTTCACAAAGCAATGAAGATGCATAGACTAGCAATCAATGGAGAAGTCAGGGAGACCATCTTTGATGGAGAAAAGTACGATAGGGAGCCAGTAGTTGATGTTCCAAACTGGTTGTTTTATCTTGATTAGGATATCAAATGACGATAGAAGAGTTTGAGAAAGGGATAAGAGACCTTCTTTTGGAGCATATTGGTAAGATGCACCTTGCTCCATTTGAACACTGGTTTGAGGTAGAGGTAAAAGGAAAGTATCATGATAAGCTGGTTACTGTTACTTTTCTTCATAGGAGAATAGTTTCAAGGTTGGATGCTGAAAGAATTGTTGAGAGAGCACCAGAGTATGATGTGCTGTTTGAGTATATTCTTAAATCAATAGAAAAAAGACTAAAGGAGAAAAAATGAGAGACAAGAAAGTAAGTGTTAAAAGAATTGAGTTGCTTAAAGAGTTAGAGAAAAACATGGAGATTCATGTTAAAGACTTCGGAGACATGATGGATGCGTACTTTGTTGATGTTGTAAGGTCTGCTGATGAGCTTAGGAAAAAGGTTGCTGAACTTGATAGTGATTTTGACCCAAGAAACTGGTCATTCCCTTCAAAGCCAGTATCATACGAGAAGGACTATAGTGTAGCAATCAGAATGTTTGAAATGGAGGTCAATGATGTTGTTGAGTTGACTGAAGAGGAGTTCAGACAGTTTGTTTGTGATGAGTGGAACTGGAAACGTAAATTTGACATGATGAAAACAGCTTACTCAAGATAGGAGGATAAAATGTCAGATAGAAAAAAGATTGTAGTTGAGGCTGAGCTTGATGCTACTGGTAATGGTATAACCTATTTGTATATTGGAGACATATACTTAACCTACATAATTAAGCCAGTTAGTATTGATTTGGATGACCTAGCTCCAGAGAATTTTGTTGACTGCAACAAGTATGATGCACTTGAAAATGAAACAAGTACGGTTGGTGAAGCAAAAGTTGTTGAAGATTATCCTACGGTCAGGTATGGTGAGGTTGATGAAGCATTGAGGTTGAAAGACAAAGGTTTTTCTGATGAAGTGATTATTGAGATAATCAAGTTGGCTAAAAATTAAAGAGGTAAATTAAAATGAATATCGGTTGGGTACAACAAAAAGAAGTAAAAACAGATGGTGGAACAGCAAAGTTCCTTGAGATGTCAATTAGAGCACCCTTTGGCTCCATGACGGCAACACTTACAAAATATAAACCAAAGGAAGGTGAGGAGCATAATGAAAACTCACCAGATTACTACATCAACTTCAGTCCAAACAGAAAGGGTGAGAGCTTTGACAGAATGAGAGTTGGAGCACTTTGGATGAAGCAATCTCAAAACAATGAGACATACATGAGTGGATACATTGACAGTCCTTTTATGGTTCCAGCTGGTAGACTGCATATCAATGTGGTCAAGTATGTTCACAGAGAAGGAATGAAAGTTCAGCCTATTCTCTACAATGTGCTCTGGAGTTCACAAGCTGAGAATGACAGTCACAAAAGAAGAACAGCTAGTCAAGGTGGATATGATGATGGTAGAGGTGGTGATTATGATAGCGGTTATGCAGATTATCAAGAATCAGTAGGTCAGAGTCAGCAAGTTGGAACAACTGCTGGTGGAGCACCAGTAACTGTTGAAAATGCTCCAGCACATCATATTCCAGAAATTGACATCAGTGAAGAAGAAATACCCTTTTAGAATGGAATCATTTAATCTAAAATATAATTCCATTTTAGATAAAGAATTTTTAAGGTAAGTATTGTTATAATACGACAACCTATGAAGGAGGGTTTGTTGGTTGCTTCCCATCCTTCAAAAAGTAGGTAGGAGTAACAGCCTTAGCTCCGATTCTTGACATGAAGCTAGTTTCCTAGTCCGAACGGTCGCTTCATTCAAGAAGGTTCCTTATGTAATTTTAATGCAGTTGTCCAACTGTATCAGACTTTGGGTGCCACCCCTCTTCCCCTTTAGGCACCCAAGTTTGATTATCTGACTGTTGCATTAAGATTATCCTCAAGGATTTGGCATTGGACAACTGCTAATCAATCTTAAATAAAATTGTCGAAAGAATGGATATGGGGAATCCAAATTACTTTGGAATTATTACTGCTCCTATAAGATACTCAAAAACGCTAACTGATTTCCAGAAAATACTGTACTCTGATATAGTTGCATTATCAAATAGATATGGCTATTGCACAGCATCTAATGACTACTTTGGTAATTTGTTCGATAAGGCTCCAGAGACAATATCTCGCTCAATAAGTGCATTACAGAAAGAAGGTCATTTAAAAGTCGTTATGGTTTACGACAAGGAAAAGCCAAGATTAATCATAGGAAGAAGAATATATCCAGTAACTAAGTTCGATGAAGATAATCCACTTGATGAAAAATATCGAACAGAAGAGCAAGTTCCACAGCATAGAAAAAAGAAAAAAGCAGAACAAGTTGAAATACCAGCATGGATAGATAGAGAGATATGGAGTCTATGGGAGTCACATAGGGCTGAAAAAGGACAAAAGCTAACCCCAACATCAATAAAACAGCAAATCAAGCTCCTAGAGGCAAACAAGCCACTTTATAGGGATATTATCATTCAATCAATAAGGAATGGTTGGACTGGACTATTCCCTATCAAACCAAATGCTGGTATAATTAATAAGCCAGAAGAGGGAAGCATAGGTTGGCATATGCAGAATGAAGAAAGGAACTCAGATACCATTGATGCGGAGATAGAATAATGGCAAATATTAATCCAGACCATCTTTTGATTTTAGCTGGAATTATGGGGTTGGATGTCAACTCTCGTTCAGACAGCAAATTCATAGGATATTGCATCAACGGTATAAATGATATTGATGCATTTATCCAGTATTGCAATGATAAAAAGGATGGAATCATAGCAAAAAGGCAAGAGAAGCTAAATATCCTTTCAATAAAATTCAAAAAAATGGAAGAAGATGCAAGGCTAAGTGATGACTCGAATAAGGCATTAGTATATGCAAAGAGGCTTGCTGAGAAGGTTGCAGAAACAAGAAGCAGTGTCAAAAATGCAAGGGAAGAACAAGAGTTCAAAGGTATTGACGTTACAGCTGGGTTTGGAAGTGTAATAGACCACTACACAAAAGAAAAATACTTCACAGATAAAGAGATTGCAACACTTGTTGCAGTAGCAAAAAACACAGAGAAAGTTATCTTCTATTCAGAGACTGGGGAACTCGCAGACATGATTTATCAGGCATATATAAACAAGCTTAAACCAAAAAAGAAGTACGAAGCACTCGCTGATGGTCAAAAGAACGTTATGAAGATGATAAGTGGAGCGGTCAAACATGGAGAAGACTAAAAGAGAGAGAAAGCTTGAAAAGACAATTCACACACTCGTAGGATTTATGGGTGAGATTGATGATGCAAGAAACGTTATTAATAACATGATGGTAAATGCATTAACTCATATAAAGAAGGGTCAAATCGGTCAAGCGACAAAAATAATAGAGAAAGCCAAAAAACTTACGGACAAGAAGTAGATATGATGAGTTCCAATACACGAAAAAAGCTAAAGAAGTTTCTAGGCAAGACAGTAATGTACACAGCGTTTTTTGGTGGTGTTTCATCCCATAGTAGAAATATGGTTATATTGTTCGAGTTGAGGCATAATGGGAAATTAATATCAGACCATGTTAGTGTTTCTGGAGAGATATTGAAGGGAAATATAGATATTGGAGACAAGGTATCGTTCTTTTCTGAGGCATACACCTATAGAGATAAGAGAGGAGTAAGAAAGTATGGTTTAAAGAGTGTCACATACTACATAGTAGGTGATAATGGTGAAGAGCTATTCAAAAAGATTAGACATGACAAGGCAAACAGACAAAGGAGATGTTAATGTATGGTGATAACAGTAGACGTTTAGCGATAGGTATAGACTTTGATGATACTATAACAAGGAACGAAGATATGTTCTTTGATATCATAAAAATTATGAAGAATAGAAATTGCGATGTATACATTGTTACGGCAAGAGGTAAAAACCAGTGGTGTGAAAAGCTGAGAAACTTCAGTTCAAAAGCAAATGTTCAAGTTATTTTTGCTGGAACAAAAGCAAAACATGAAGTTGCTGTGATAGATATTTGGATTGATGATTTTCCTTTGGCAATTACGCATGATTTCAAGGAAGCAAGATGGAGTCCTAGTAAGACATTAATTGAGGAGAGACTTGTATGACCGAAGATATACATAAGATTGTCGGAGAACTAGAGGTTGAGCTTATTAAGTATGGGATAACTGTAGACTTTAACGGAGAAGGATATGTTCTTAACTCATCAAGAAACGATACTGCACTAAAGCTTATTCTTGAAAGGTTGGAACTTGAAGCAAAAATAGAGACCATATCGCTTCTTCTTGCTGGAGAAGAGATTAATGGTCATATGATTGCAGACGGTCAGGAAGATAAGGCTGAAAAATTAATAGGTGAATACAGAGCTGAGATAGATGTAATATCAAAAGAGTTGAAAAAATATGAGGTGTCAAATGTCTGAAGCATATTCAAAAGAAAAACAGCTAGGAAAGTCAAAGAGGGAAAACCCAAAGAAGATGACAAGAACAGAGCTTGATGCATATGAGACATTCATTGATGAAAAGCAAAAAGGTTTGTGCTTCTGTGGATGTGGTAGACCTATAACAGAATATCATCATGCATGGTTCGGAGCATACAAAGACGATAGGTACTTGGTTGGTATCGCACAATATCCATGCCACTATGCAATCCATCATGGAAAAGATATTGATTTGAAGTCGAGACTAATCCTACTGTCGAGAAAAAAAGCAAAAGAGCACTGGAAAGACTACAACTCATGATTACAAAAAAAGGTAGTGAAGCGAACGAGCAAGAGATATTTGTCCTCTACTTGGAAAAGCAGAACATACCAGTTATCCCAAATCTAAATGAGAACATATGGTCTGGAATCATAAGATGGGTAGTAAAGCCAGAAAGCGTTGCACTTGGAATTATAGCTAGAATAGAACAGAAGATGAAGAAGATGGGTAAACGAAAGGGTGTTCCAGATTTATTTATCCCTTACCCGTCTGGTAGATATCATGGAATGTATATTGAGATGAAGTATGGAAAAAACAAGGCTACGAACGAACAGATGGAATGGCTACAGAGACTATCGAAGCTTGGATACTACTGCGTAATATGCTACAGTGCAAAACAAGCGATAACCGCATTTGAAAAATACAAGAAAGGATAATTGGCTGTAGTGAAGAGAATCGAACTCTTTCATCCGTACTGTACGATACAGACCTTCCCTAGTAGAACGCTAAAACGATTATGGTGGGTAAGTATGGACTTGAACCATAGACCAACCGCTTATGAGGTGGTTGCTCTAACCAACTGAGCTACATACCCGAAATATTGATATTTGGCTGAGATAGGGGGCATCGAACCCCCAAACATCACATTAACAGTGTGACGGATTTACTAGTTTGCCTATATCTCAATAGTGGAGGAGTATGTAGGATTTGAACCTACGGTAGTTTTAACTACAAGTGACTAGCAATCACCCAGATTAAACCAGACTCTCTCAATACTCCATGTATGGCAAGTATCTCTGGACTTGAACCAGATTTGAGGTCATGACAAACTCAACGCTCTAAAGAAACACTCAACTAGTATCATTCCAATATAGCAAATACTTACAGATAAAAAAACAATATGGAGCGTCAGGGTGGATTCTAACCACCGACCTTCCAGCTGGAAACTGGATGCTCTAACACTGAGCTACTAACGCATAAGTGGGTAATTGAATTATACAAGAGTAAACCTTATAGAATGTCGAAATGTCGAACTTTTAATGTCGAATTGGTATTTTTATGTCGAATTTTGGTATTATGTCGATAGATGGTTTATGTTGAATAGTCTTCAAAGCTCGGTGTTTTGGGGGTTTGTGTTGAATGTCGAATGTCGAACATTAATTTGTCGACTTTTTAAGTTGAGAGTCTTTGGAGGTTAATGGTTTGTCGAAAGTAAGCAAAGTTTCAGACAGTACACTTGAAGAAATAAAGATTCTTTGGGAGAAGGGTGAGAGGAATAATTCCAATATCGCTTCGATGTTTGAAGAGTACAATGTAACTGAAAAGAATATTCGAGACTGGGCTAAAAAGTTCGGATGGACTAGGGAGCATAAGCCTTCACTGAAGAGACCAAAGGTTGGAGATGCTGGAGCAGTTGTAAGGCTCACAGATAAAAGAAGAAAAAAGAAACCAAAACAAAATCCAGAAGTACAGAAGAAAACTCACGGAGACCAGCAGAGGGAAGATATACTTAGGTCGATGGAGGAGATAGAGAGAGGTGAAAGATTCTCAACAAAGGAGTTGAACGAGATTCTTGAAATCATCCTTGAGATGATAGTGTCTGGATACAGAAAGACACAAATAAAACAGTTTCTGGAACGAAAAAGACAAGTTGCCACCCACTTATTTAACGAACTACACTTACACGCTATCAAAGCACTAGCAGACTCAATAGAATATAATATGATGTCAAGATATGCATTCCATGTTGAAGCAAGACTCAGGCTTTTAAGAAAGCTTGAGGAAAAGGAAGACTGGAGAGGTGTTCATGCTGTGCTTATGGATTTAGGTAGGCTTGAAGGTGTGTATCCTAAAGACCCTATACTCGACATGAAGGGTGTTGAATCCACCAAGAAGGTATTCGCACTCAAGGTTCCAGATGAGTATAGGAACATGGCTATCACAGCAAAGGTGATTCCAAATGAGTAGAGTAGAGACACTAGTAGAACAAATTGATATGACGGCTCTGTTCGAGACAACGAACAAAAAGTACATTCCGTTCTACTGGGATATGTCAAGATATTTTATTGCATTCGGTGGTGCTGGGTCAGGTAAATCAAGATGGGTCGGTCAAAAGATGCTCTATCGTATGCTTGATGAGACCCCACATAGAATACTTATTGTAAGAAAGGTAGCAACAACCCTAAGAAAGTCTGTCTTCCAGCTTATGGTCGACTATATCCATAAGTACGGTCTGTCATCGAAGTTCATAATCAGAAAAGGCGATATGACCATAGAGTGTGAGAATGGTAACCAGATGTACTTTATGGGTCTTGATGATGTTGAGAAGCTAAAGTCAATCGAGGGTATTACAAGCATATGGATTGAAGAAGCAAGTGAAATCACTCAAGACGACTTCTTGCAACTAGACTTGCGTTTGAGAGGTTACACTCAAAACTATCAGCAGATTACATTATCATTTAACCCGATATCTGAGCACCATTGGATTAGAAAACTCTTTTTTACTGATGATATCGAAGAAACGATTGATGAAGACGGATGCTACATCGGTGATGATGTAACGATAGTGAAGTCAACTTATCTTGATAATGAGTACATAGACGATAGATATAAAAAGGTTCTCAACGACCTAAAGCTAAAAGACCTGAGAATGTATAATATATACGCTCTTGGTAAGTGGGGTGTTCTTGGTAATTTGGTATTTAACCCATACAATGACATCACAAGGTTTCCGACAGTCGCACAGATTCCAGACCTACAAATAACATACGGTGTTGACTTTGGTTTTACCAACCCATCAACATTTATAAAAATAGGTTATTCAAAGCTCAATAATGCACTATATTTGGATGAACTATATTACGAATCAAACACAACCAAACCAGAATTTATAACAGCCGTCAAAAGGTCAAATCCAGACATGAAAGATATTGTCGGGTACGGTGACTCAGCTGAACCAGCCTCAATCAAAGAATTTACTAAATCTGGGTTCAAGATGAAGTCGGCACACAAAGACACAAACATGAGTATCGACTTTATAAATAGGCATACTGTATACATCACATCAAGAAGCAAGAATCTAAAAAAAGAGTGGGAAGGATACAAGTGGAAACAAAATAAGGATGGCGAGACGGTTGATGAGGTCGTAAAAACAAATGACCACTGTATAGATGCTGTTAGGTATGGTGCATACACTAAGTGGGGAATCATTGTAGACTCGAAGGGTCATGTTTCAGATAAGCAAATGTCAATCATCAAATCTTATGGCAAATATTAATATTAAAATAAGCCAATAATTGTTATAATAATGTACACAAAAACCAACAAAAAAGGAAACAGATGAAAACTGGAAATTTCTCTCACAAGATACCTAGCGACAAATATTGTAGGGTATCAATAGCGGTCGGAGACCCAAAGTATGGTGATAAGCCAGATTTTAAGATAGACCAACTTGCACCGACATGGAAGCTACTCAATGCATTTAGAAATGAAATGATTACAGAAGAAGAATATGTTGCTCAATTCAATGAACAATTATCTGTACTCAATCCAAAAGGAACGCTAGAAGCAATCAAAAAAGCGTGTGGAGACAAGGAGCCAGTATTATTGTGTCACTGTGGGAAACAACACTTTTGTCATAGACATCTTGTTGCTGAATGGCTTGAGAATGGAACTGGTGAAAAAATTGAGGAATTCAATTATGGTGAAACACCAAGATATCATGGAAGAATCATCAAAGGTGTAAAACATAGTGAAGAAGAGCCAGAACAATCATTAGAATGGAGTCTGTTTGGATAAGGTTAAAAAGCTTGACGGGATTATATCTAATTGTCTCGAAAAGGATTGCGGATTTGTATGCTGTGATTTTGGTGAGAAGGGTCATATTATAATCTTGCCAAATGAGCTTGATGGTATAAATGCAGATATGATGAAGCACCTCACTACAGTAAGTGAGAATGGTGATGGAAGTCGTTTTGTTAAGTGTACTGCTACAGATAGAGTATCGTGCGACAATGGATATAAACCGATACAGTGTAGGACATTTCCACTGTGGCTGAGAGGAGATAGCACTTTTGAGAAGAGCACAAGATGTCCTCTTACTCCAGAAGAGTCAACGCTTCATGCGGAGATGGCAAGAAGATTATTCGACAGTGTTGGAGCAACACAAGACTTTCTTGATAAGGCAGTTATCACAATGTATGAAAAACTGTATACAGTAAGAGAAGCAACAAACGATGATTTAGGTGTCATAATGTCCATTTATAGCATGATAGACGCAGACCCAAATACATTCATCAAGAATGATGTTGTGACGGTAAAAAACCTTCTTAAGAATTCAATTATTTGCGAGTCTGGAGGAAAGGTTGTTGGATTCATGTTGAAGAACAGCCTATACATAGATACTATCGTTTCAATAAGTGATGGAGCTGGTACTGCAATGATGAAAACACTCAAAGGTAAATACCTTGTTCATATCTCGGATAGCAACAGAAGTAGTCTGAATCTATTTAAGAAATTTGGATTCAGGAAGGTCGGTGATGACAAGTTGCATGGATATGATAGGGGTCTGTATGAAGCTGAGTTGTAGTATAGGCGGTCTCATTAGAAACAGAGACTTCATAAAGGATATTTGCAACTCAAAGAATCTTGAGCTGGCTTTTATGATAAAGAAGCAGTTAGCTATTCCAGAAATCATGAGTGTACTCGATAATGAGAAAGTGTACACTACAGAAGAAAGCAGTAAAGCAAAATCAATCTACCATGACAAGAATATAGTGATTGTTGATGCGTTTGAGCGTAGAGAGGGAATCAGCGTTACGGATGCGGTAAAGATAGCAAGCTCTGAGCTTACAGCAATAGTAAATTTTTACTGCTGTGAGGAGAGGATACCTACAGATACAGACCTCAATAGAATATACAAGAAGCTGAAGTCGTCTGGATTCGGAAGGGTATCTTTCGGTGGAAGTATGTTCATTGAGTTTGACTATACAGAATACGATGAGATGAGGGTAGGAGAAGCGTTCCTAACTGGATACTCAACTGTTTACAATAAAGAGATATCTGAATGCAATCCTTTCAGTGTCGAGCTTGATATCTACAAAGAGGAGGCAGACAGATATGTCGTAGAACATGGATTCTTGGAGATAGGTGGGTTCACTGATGCGGATACTGTATGTGTGAACACTGATTTTACAGTAATTGAAAAAAGAAGTGGAATGGTAGAGCGTAATGGTAAGCTCATACTGCATCCAGACTATTTTACACTTATAAAGTTAGCACATAATGGAGATTTGAAAAATGCTGAATTTACTAGATAGAACCTTTGGTATGGAGCTTGAGTTTGGTGATGTAATCAAAAATAGTGTTGACTTGCCAAACGGTTATTCATGGAGCAAGGATGAGCGTAGTATCGTTAATACGAATAGCAAGAAATCTACTCCTTCTGGAGATTATGGTGGAGAGCTTAATACTAGACCGCTAATGCCGACAAGAAGCGACATTAAAGAGCTTAGAAGCGTAATAAAAGATTGTTTCAATAATCATGGTATTAATATGTGGAATACTGGATTTGATGGTCACTTGTTCATCGGTGACTTAGAGCTTGAGCACCTAAAGAAGATATTTGCTCTTGGTTACTACACTACCCCTCATATCATAAAAGCATTTAAGCTGGGTGAATGGTTTAATGTTGAGCATCTCGTTCCTATTGTAAGCCGTGAGATTTACCAAAGGGTAATGGAAGCGGATACGTTTGAATCACTAAAGAATACGTTTGCAAACTCATCAAACATCGGACACTATAGATTCCATATAAACATCATGCCGTATTTTAAGACAAAGACGCTTGAGTACAGAATATTCAACGGCACTCCAAACTTCAGAGAAACGCTTGAGACTATCAAATTCATGTACAGCTTTTTGGATTATGCATTAAATAACGATATAGAGGATTTCAGAAAGATAGAGACGCTTGAAGACTTCATGAATACGTTCGATATAAGAGGAGAGTTGCCAAGTGCGATACCACCTCTTATTTTTGCTGAGAGTCACATGGAAGCAGTAAGAAACATATCAAAGGGGTTCGCACCATCGAGAAAGCTTATAAGTGCATTCATAGATGATAGTGGTGAATCAGTAGCTACAGTTAATCCATTCCACTATACGACAGAACTGGCAGTTTACGACAAGAAGAAGTTGACGATATATAACAATTCAGAATACAATGACATTGTGCATCTTCTGGCAACTGGGTCGATGTCAATAAGTTATGAGAATCAGTTTGAAGTTCTTAATCAGTACAAGGATGGTACGGCAGAGAGAGAGTTGATTCTATTCTTTATCTTTGCAAGAATACAGAAATACAGTCTAAATACAGAGTATGGAGCAAACGAGTTTATGTCGTATGTTGGTGTGATACCGAATAGTATAGACAAGCTACACGATACAGCGGTGAATCTCATAAAGATGTTCGAGAACAGTAAATATGTTCATGGTACTCTAAATGATGCACTGGAGAATGAGCAAGATATTTTATTCCAGCAAGAACTTGACAGTAAATCGAACTCGGTTGTAACCCAACTGAAGAACAATAGCGATTATGAATCATCGTTTGAAAATCTTTATATATCATACAAGAATATAAAAGAGAAGTCAGAATCGGTGAATAAACTGTATGTTGTGAGTCATAATGACTTCTTGCCATTCTATAAGATATCAAAAGACATGAGCACTACCCTCTATTCATCAAAAAAATCTTACGTTGGTGTAAGGAAGGTAATCGACAAAGATATGAACTTCTCAGTAAAAGTTCCACCAGATGACTATGAGATAACAGATAAAACTAGGATTGAAGTAAGAGAAATTAGACCAGTAGCATTCACAGTTCTTCAAAGAAATTTTGTGAAAAAGGTGACTAAGTTCAAGCAACCTAAGTTGTGCTATGTAGTAATGTCTGATGGATATGTTCTTGGTGCGTTTGGGTTTGACTATTCAAAAGATGATAACTATACGTTGTTCTTATTGAGCGACTTTTGTACAAATAACGATGTAAGATTGCTAAGTAAACTCATACTATTCATTATCAAAACTAGGGAAGTCAAGAAGATTTTAGAGCGTAAAATTGTTGAAGAAGTGGACAACTGTTACACTAAAGTATACACGACAATGCCAGTGAGTATGAAGTATAGAGGAGCTTTCAATAAAGTAAAGACAGACTCACCGAAAAGTTTGCAATATGACTTCAAGTTTGGAGAGATTGAGTCAATAGGTCACGCAGTAAGAGAATACAACAAAAGGAGAAAATAATGAGCAGTAAATGGAAACTAGTCGAGGTAAACGTAGATGAGGTTGAGTTCACAGAGGTGAATGCAAATAGGATGTCTCAATCTGATTTTGATAAGCTTGTGAACAACATAAGAACAAGCGGTCTAAGTTCAGTGATTGCTTGCTACAGAAGAAAAGATGATGGCAAGTATGTAATCATCAGTGGTAATCATAGATTCAGAGCTTGTCTAAAGTTGGGCTATACAAAAATCAATATTCTATATGCTGATGAACAAGATATGTCACACGATGAAATAGTGGCATTGCAGTTATCCCACAACTCATTACATGGTGATGATGATAGAGCGATTCTAAAGAGACTTATGGATGAAATCAAGGATATAGATTTTAAAGAGTTCGCTCACATTCAGATTGATGATATTGATGTCGATGATATGTTCAGTGGTTCAATAGTTCCAATGTCTGAGCACTATTCAGTATCATTGGTTCTATATAAGAAGGACAAAGAATCAATAGAAGAGCTTATGAGTATTGTTGAAGACAACAACAAAGTAAACGATATGGTTATTCTGGCAGATGGAGAAAAAAATGAAAAAGTGTTCTTGGAAATGATTTCAGATATCAAGAAAGATTTTGACATAAAGTCATCTAGTATCGCTTTTTCAAAACTACTAGAACTGGCTAAAGCTGGTTACGGCACACTAGGAACTGACGATGTAGACCCAGAAGAGTTTAGTGAGATACAATCTGAAGACTAAGTTTATTTTAAGCCAATAAATGTCATAATACTTGTACTTAAAAACCAACATAAGGACTAGACATGGAAGACATTAAAAAGAAGATAGCCATTGAAGCAATCAGAATGGTTGCAAAGCACTATAACACTACAGCATCAAAAGTTGCTCAATCAATTAAAGATGGAAATGAAAAAGTCAAGAATCAAGTTAACTTTATTTGTGTTGCAACTCTAAATAATCTACTAGTGGAATCGGCATGATGGAGTATCCACTATTCCCAGCAACAAGAAGCAACGAGATTACAGAAGGATATTACTTCTGTATTGTTGGTCAAATCAGTCGAGGAACTTGTAGTAAGAAAGTGCAGAAGATTATGAGAAGAAATGGTTCTCATGAGTATTTCACATACCATCTGGTATCAGAAAGGTAAGGAGAAGCAGATGAGAAGAGAAGAGCTTCGTAGAAAAATAGAAAAGCTAATATCAAGTGGTCATTCCAAGAATAAGATAGAGCTGATTGATGTTTTGTATTATAAGACGGGTGGTGCTCAAAAGGTTGTGGTCGTGGAATTAAAGATGTATGGTGCACTCTCTTCATCTATTAGGGTTCACTCCAGCGATAGTGCAGAGAAGGCATTGTTGTCTGCTATTGATAGGCACACCAATGGCGGTGAGCTGGACATGAGTAATTCGGTAACTGGAAAAAGTAGTGATAACACAGCATTGGTAGAGGAGTTATAGTATGACAAACTCAGAAGCAAGAAAACTAAAAGTAGGAGACAGAATTAAAGTCTCCACATGGAACAGAGAAGGCAAAAAGACTTGTGAGAGAGATATTGTATGTATCGACTCACTTGGTATCGGAATAAGGTTGTTTGGATGGAATCCGTTCTATGTACAGCCACATGAAATTGTAGATAAGGTTTAGCAATGAGTAAAGTAAGAGGCAAAAAAGAGGAAATCACTTGTGCTTGTGGTTGTGGAAGAAAAAGACTCGTTAGAGTTGCAGATATAAAACGTGGATGGGGGAAATACTTCAACAAGTCATGCAAAGCAAGACATCAGGAAAAGAGAACTGGTCAATATGCTGATTACCTACATAGAAGAGCAACGTGTACAAGCGAGGTTGACTGCATTGAAAGCAGTTTCCACCCGCACGACCCATATTCTCTCGGTCAAGAATAAGTAATATTTAAGCCAATAATTGTTATAATACAGATACCAACAAACCAACAAAAAGGACTAAAAATGAAATTAACTACCTTCTCAGTAAGAGACTTTGACGATAAACTAACTGGTCATGTACTGATTGATATTTCAGACAGAGACAAAGCAAAGGTAGAGTTTGTATTAAACTATCTTGCTAACATCGGTGGATGGAGCATAGCTAACTGCCCTAACGAGGAAGATGGTGTTTATTCTGACTCAATTTCTGTTCTTTCATGTGAAGTAAAGCTCGCAAAGGAATATTACAAAGATGCAAAGACTGAACTTCAAAAGCTAATAAAATCAATTCGTGATACCAATTTCTAGGAGGCATAATATGGAAAGAGTAATCATGTCAATCATAAACGGGCAAAGAAAACAAGCATTGAAGCAACTACTTGAAGATGGATACAAGTTGTCTGACCTTACTGTTGAGCTTGTAGACAGAAATATGGTAAAAGAGATTCCAGTAATGATTAGACTTGCTGAAGACCATTCGATTATCTCATACCATCCAGCAAACTTGAGGAGTCTATAATGAATATGGTTACAGACTATGAAGTTTATGGATGCTGGACATATGAAGATGTAAAAGGTGTATGTCCAAAGTGCTCATCCACTCTTGAGCTAGTACCAGAAGAAGGTCACTATAACTCTAAGTATTGGAGGTTAAAGAGGGATGATGGGCTGGACTTGTATTGTTGTCCAAAAGGATGTAACAATGATTTTCTTGGAGCCATAAGAGATAATGCAAAAGAGCTTGATGAAAAAACACTCAAGTCATTTTGTTTTGTGCATGATGTTGATTATGAAAAAGGTGACATGAACATACTCCATGACTACTACTCCAGTGTTCATGTGTTGCCAGTAAGGGAGTTTGTTTACAACTATGAAGGTTTTGTGTCCTATCACCTTGAGGACTTTGGAGGAAAATCAGATGTTGAATTTCTCATTGATGTTAAATCTGGATATGTCTTCTTTAATATACCAAGCCATGAGCCATTTGCATCATGGTTGTATGAACTTGTTTTCCCAAATGTTGCAGACCAAGACAGGCTATATGAGGCAGAAAGAAATGGATTTTGTATATGGAAGAGTACGATATCTAATACCATTCATGGATTGGATAATCCAAGTATACCAACTCACATAAGAAACAAGTTTAAGTAAGGAGAAGATGATGCGAAAGTACACTGACCATGTTTCTCACATTGAAAATATGAGTGATTTAATATCTACCCATACAAAACCATTAGAGGAGGTGTAATGAAGGCTACAACTGCTCTCAGAGAGCTTAAAAACGGTGAAACAGTTGTTGATGACAATTTCCACTGTTCTTACTGCATACCAGACAGTGAGACACAGAAGCATCTTTGTGATGGCGAAGATATCTATGTTTCAAGAAAAGACAGTGGGGAGTTTATCTCTTTTGAGGATTTTCTTGATTTGAAGTACAACTTTAAGTTGGAAAGTTATAGGTAGGAGGAAATGTAATGTGCAGTGAAAGCACTGGAGGAGCAAGGAGTATTAAATGAGTGTAGTTAAATGTGCAAGAAGAGGATGTGATTCCATGTGTTGTACTGTGTACAGTAGTAGTTATGGATATCTTTGTAATGAATGCTTTGAAGAGATGAAAACATATCTTGCAATAGAGTTCAAGTTCCATTCACTTGGAATAGCTGGAGAAATGTTCATGAATACAACAAAGCCAAACAAGTATGAGGCTGAATATATTGATAAGTGGTGCGATGAAGAATTTAAATCTATATGATTTATAAAACTTTAAGCCAACAATTGTTATAATACGTTATATCAAAAAACCAACTTGATATAAAAAAATACTAAGGACTAGATATGAAACATCCACTAAAATTTGACCACAGTAAAAAGGATATCTTTGAAGCTATAGGCACAACACCAGATGAGCTTAGTGAGGCATTCGATGATAAGAACAATGAGTTGCACAGAGTTTCAAAAATACTCAATGTGATGATGGACAATGGTCACATCTCAAAAGATGGTCTTGGAGCGATGATTGCTACATTTTCGTTTATGACTGGAAATACTTCGGGCTACGTTTCTGAAATGATTGAAAAATACCTAGACTCTCTTGATGCCGACAATGTTGATGCGGTTTTGAAAAAGTGTGAGGAGGAATAAATGGAAAAATATTACGATGTACCAAATGGAAAACTTGAGCTAGAGGTGAGATACCAAAAGGGTGGAAGCAACTGGGGAACTGGAGACATCGAAAGAAGAGGTCTATACCTACACTTCACTACGGTTCAACTCGTAAATGGAAGTAGGACTGCTCAGCTATATGGAGATATCACTGGAAACGATATCAAGAATGCAAAGGTCTTCTTGAAGGAGCTTGGAAGAAAGTCTGATAAGCAGATTGAATTAATCGAAAAGAAAATTCCTTTCGACAAACTTGCGGAGCTTTGGATTTCAAAACAATATCAAGAAGTGTTGAGAGTTATCGAGAATGAGGTGAAATCATGATTATTGAAGGTAGAGATATCGTATGTCTAACCCTAAAGAAAGACTATGACGCTGGAACATCTGTTAAGAGTGGTGAAGTAGTTGTTATCATCAGAGGGCTTATCGGATACGGACTCACAAGCTATGGTGAGAAAACAAGAGAGTGGGTTGAAGAAATAAACAGAGATGTGTTTAAAGTAACCCCAGAGGATGAGGAGGCATACATCACTATGAGTATGTTTGGATGGGGGAATGAGCACTCTGTAAAGTCTCTCATGAAAGGCTTTGTAGGGAGAAAGAAAAATGACATATGAACAAGCACAAATAATTGAGAAGTACTTTGATGCTGGGTATGCAGTAAAGATTTCATATGGTGGCTATGTAGATAGTTTCTGTACTGGATTCTACTTTGATGAAGAGGAAGAAAACTGCTATGTGTATGATTCTGAGGTTTTTACTGGTCAACCAGTAACAGACATTAATATTGGATGTGTCGAGGTGTTTGCTCCAGTTAGAGACCTTAGTAGCAAAGAGATTGATTATTTGGATGATCAAGACCAGTGGTTTGTAGAAAAAATAGATGGAGAAATAGTATGACAAAATCAGACCTAAAAACAACAATGGTATTTGTAACAAGAGGTGGTGAACAGAGAATGGTGTTCAGAGGTAAAAAAAGAGGAGAAGATGCTCATGCTGGTGTTTCTGGATGGGGTATTCTCGATGACTACAATGAAGACCTATCTCATAAGACGGCAAGCCATCTCGACATGGTTGCCGTGTATGAGATGACATCAAACAAAGGTATTCATATGTTCTTGAAGTACGGTGAATACTCAGATGCTATGGTTCGTCTTATTTGGGCTTTACCATCAGAGGATATTGATAAAACAAAAAAATATACACTTGAAGAGGTTGCACAGATGGTTTCAGATGGAGAAATCGGTATTGTGTTTGGTAAAGACGGTGCAAAATTAATAAGGGAGTAACCATGAAAACGATTGAGTATATTATTGATAACTACACAAGTGGTTGTATTGACGGAAGGGATATTATAAGGCTTGGTCAATTTTTGACAGAGGAGCAACTTGAGAAAGTTGGTATGAGCTTAAAAGATGAGTTCAAAGGTAAGTATGAGCCTATTGAGTTCACGAGAGAGAATATTCTTTTGCAACTTGAGAAAGACGTTGAGTTCGGTTTTGAAAAAGCACTTAACCAAAGAGGTATTTCTGCTGGAATGATGCATGAAGTTGTGAAGATGTGGAACTGGGTTCTTGAGGAAGGACTTGAGGATTTTGATGACTACGCTATGTATGGTCTCCCACTATTCAAGGCTACAGCAGTGAAGTATGGTTTTGATAACCCTATCGGTGATGATACTGGTAGAGAGTCGTATTATGATGCAAGATGAAAGGATGATATTATGTGTAGAGGAATGTTAACACAAGATGCAATCAACCTATCGACAGCAATTTTCGGTAGAGAGGTTTACATAAGAGAAATGAGACTTATTCCTTATGTTAGGAACTGTCTCGTAAATGGTGGAACTATCAGCATGGGAAGTGTTGATGATGATGAAAAAATGTTCTTGGATGAATGGGAAGAAAAAGGTCTCATCAAGATAAGCGGAAACAAAATATCATGCTCAGAGGAGTTTTGGAACATCACAAATTTAATGATGTGGTCAACTTATGTAAATTACGAAAAGGAGTGACACATGAGCAGAAGTAAAAAAAGAAACAGCATTGAGAATAAAGTATATGGACTCATCGAGTTGAGTCCTTTTATCTATGGTGGAAACAAAGCTACGAATGTTGTAAAGCATATGTTTCATGAAGAGTTTGGAATATTGCTTACAGATGAGCAGATTAAGTTTATAGCATCTGTAGACAGAGCTAGAAGAAGGGTGCTTAAATCAAATCCAGAGCTGGACAATAGAACCAGAGTGAAAGAACTCCAGAAGGAAGATGCAAAACACTATGCGAAAACAAAAAATAAGAGGATGCTGTAATGACTAAACAGAGATTTGCATGGCTACCAACAATTGTATGGAACATGAAGAGTAGAAACTACAGATACACAGTAGCTTGGCTTGTATGGTACTGGGATGACGGAACTGGAGAAGAAGACAAACCAACTCATTTTCACAGACTATCGGATGACCCGTATGAAGATACAAGGTTATGGAAAAGGCACAAGACCAGAACAAACACAAACAGATGGTAGATTGCTAAGTAATATTTAAGCCAATAAATGTTATAATCAATGCATGAATAAAACCAACTATTCATAAATAAATTACAGAAGGACTAGATTATGGAAAATCTATTTAGACTCAACAGAAACGGACATACGGCAGAGGAAATTTTCGGTAAACCTACAGACGAGCTTGTTAAGATAACAATGGAAGATTTATACGCAGATATTCCTTTTGCACTGTTTATCTACAGAGCAACAACGGTGAAGGCTGATTTAATGGCTCCAGTATCTATTATTCTTGGTGTATTAATCGGAAGAAGGCTTGAAGAGAGAGAAGACATGGTTGAGTATCTTGTTAACTCAGTCAGGGATAGGGGTGATAGAGAGATTGTGATTAGGGCATTGAGTTTCATAACGGACAAGGAAGATATGATGAAAATTTTAAAAAGAGAGGAAGAGCAATGTTAGAAAATTACGATATAAGGGAAATTAACGTATATGATGGTAATTTGAGTGTACCCAATACATTCCTTTACCTAATCGGTAAAAACCCGTCAAATCGCATTCTATGTATGAAAATAGAGATTTATTCTCTTGATAGGGATACATATAAACCTAGAAACATTTCAACTGTTTACTGTCTACAGAAAGATGTAGTTGATAATAGGGATGAACTTATACACATGGCAATAGCAAATGTTACTGATTTGCCATACAGCATGAGAAAAAAAATGCTTATAGATGATGTAAACATTTGGGAGATTGAGCAATGAGATATGAGGTCACATTCAAGGTGATGGTAGATGCTCCAAGCCCAACAAAGGCTAAAGAGTACGGTCAGAAATTTTGTGACACAATAAACAGTAAAGACTCACGCAATAAAGCTTGGGTGTCTCAAGTGGTGGAGAAAAAGAATGGTTGAAGAATATTGGTTGGTAGTAGCAATAGCCATTGCTATTTTGTTTATGTATCTTAGAATGGAAAGGTATGTTGTTGTATGCTCTCAAGATGACTTCACTGCTTTCAGTGGAAGAAAGGCATTCATGACATATGATGATGCGTTGAAGTTCGCTGAATCAAAAGCAGACCATTTTGACTATGTGTTTATTGAGCATGGAGAGAATCAGGTTGATGTTGTAAGGATGAATGGTAGCAAATGATGAAAGTTAGTGAAGACAGCATCTTTAAATATCTTGAAAAGATAGTATCAGGAGAGAGACAATGAATGACAGAGTAAAAGAAATCCTTGAGAACATCAAGAAGATGGGTTTAAGTGAGTTGCAAGAATACAAGCGTAGGTTGTGGCTATCTACATCAAAGGACAAAACAAAACTGATTGATGCTTGTGATGAGAGAGAATCAATGTTAAGCAAAAATAGTCCAATGATTGAATACTCGGATTTTGACGATATAAATTAAGCAACTATTAAGCCAATAAATACTATAATATGATATGTCAAAAAACCAACTTGACAAATAAAAATAAGGACTAGAAAATGGCATACGCATACCCAATATGGAATAAAGTTGAAGCTTGTATCTATAACTCCGATAAAAGCTATGGAGCGAAAGAAACAAGCAAGGTAAACATCTTGGTAGGTAGTAGTAAGTCGAACTCTTACGAACTTGCAGAGGCAATCACAACAAAAAGAAGATACTTCGATGAGGATGCAAATGAATACAGATGGAAATTCAGACATTCTGTAGACGGTGTTATCCTCAAGGAAATAATCTTTAAAGACAACAAAGGTAAAGCTGGTGAGTTTATCAAAGAGCGTTCTGCACTCAAAAGAATGAAGGGGTTGTAATGACATACGAAGAGTTTGAGAAGAGAAGAGTAGAGCACTACGAAGGCATGAGAGAGGCTGGTGGTATTGCAAATGCATTTCAGGATGGATATGGAGATGACTACCCAGACTACACATATGAATCAGCAATGAAAGAGGCAGATGAGCATTACGAAAAGTACGAACAGTTAGCAAAAGATGCGAACATGACGCTCGATACACTTGAGCTGTTTGATATCTTGGTTGAAAAATCAGCAAGAAAGCTGTTTGCACAAGCAGACAAGAACAGAGACAAAGGTATGCTTAAAGCATCACTTGGAAGAAGGGTATCATGACAAAGACAGTGAGGGGAACATACGGGTCTCTCAATATCCCATGCAATGTATTTGTATATGTTAATCGTGATATGGTCTGGTACGCTGTTGAGGGTAGCTCAAATGTTAACGGAACATATGAGCAGATTGAAGATGGTGTTGATATTGAAAAAATCCATGATTGTGAGTATTTTTCATGGAAAGAAGATATCAACTCAGAAGATGATTTAGTAATTGCTGTAGAAGCATAAGGGAAGAATGATGGGATTATACCTAGAGCCTAAAGGCGATAAAAATGAAAGAATCAAGTGGCTTGGTGACAACAAAGAGAAAACATATCATCTCGGTGTAGAAGACCCACTTATTAAGTATGAGTCAATTCCAGTAGATGAGGTTTTGGTATGTCTTGTAGATAACGGAGCTTTTGTAGCAATTGCTGTGTGTTACAGTAGACACGAATATGGTGCTTTTGCTAAAGAAGATGGAAGAATCAAGATTTGGGCTACACTAAAGAAGAATGTAGCAAAAGCTGTGTGTCCTATGTGGGATTCATATATTAAAAACTAAGGAGAAAAAGATGTTAGAAAAACTAGATACAAACGATTTGAGATTGCTACTCGCATACTGTGACAAGAATAGTCCTAAGTTAGAGCTGAATGGTATTTGGATTAATGGAGAAAAAGGTCACATGGTAAGTACCAATACAAGAGCACTAATCGTGCTAAAAACAGCTCCAAGTGATGTAAACAATATAGTACATAGGGATAGTGTAGAACTGCTCACAAAGCTCACTACAGTGAATATGTCAAAAGGTGTTTGGATTTCAAACGAGAAGCTGTCAAACGGAAACGGAGAGAAGGTCATTGATGGTATTGGTATGCAGACATACGACATCCACAGCAGAGATAAAAAAGAGAATGTGATGGTAGTTGGTTCGGTCATACATGGAAAGTTCCCAGACTACACAAGAATCATTGCAGATGAGTCAAAATATGATACAGATTGGGATGGCGAAACAAAGTATTCAGATGATAACAACGAAAAACCTATCACAAAAATGAAGGCAGAAAAGGTTCATGCTGAGTTCTTAAAGCAATCAATTGCTATGACTGGAACAGTTGTTGATGATGCATACATGAAGCCTATCATGGACTACATCAAGCAGAAGGGTATCAGTGAGGTAACTTTGAAGTTTATCTCAACAGCGCATCCGATATATGTTGAGCATGATAACTTTGATTTTGTTGTTATGCCTGTTGTATTTTAATTTGGCAACCAGCACCAAGCTGTATTGGTGTTGGTATAATTTAATTTTTTAAAGGAGATGTTATGACCAAGACCATGCTTATTTACGGGAAGACAAACTCATACTTTAGAGGTATGTTGTTTGAGGAAGCTATCAAGGAAAGATTGAAGCTTGTTGAGCCAAGATACTACGAGATGGAGACATCTAGCAATCTCACATATCAAGAAGAGCTAATCAAGAAGGAGATGAGAGATGCCATTGAATGGTGTAGAAAGATGATAGAAGAGTTCGATGAAGACTAAGTATACTTTAAGCCAATTAATGTTATGATATAACTATCAAATAAAAACCAACATTTGATAAAACCAACACTAAGGACTAGACATGACAGAAGAACGAAACATTGTTCTATGGTACAGAAACAGAGCAGACAAAGACAAACTATACACATTTGATGAGATAGCTGATGGATTCCTTGAGAGTGAATTCTACTCAGACTACAAGAAGGAAATGTATCCAAGTATCCAACAAGCACTGGTACATTACATCACAATGGAAGAAGGGCTGAATAGCTCTTATGAGGTGGATATGCTTGACCCCCTGCTTGGTCATGTAATCAAAAGACACAAGGAGATGAGATGAAGTATGAAGAGTTTACACCAATGCACCAGATACACAAAGAAGATGTTGAAGGTGAGAGATTTAAGATTGAGAGACTTCATTTATCTGAAGAGGTTGTTGAGAGAGAGAAAAGAACAGCATGGAGAACTGCTGGTGGATATAATGAGGTGAGAGGTCTTGAGGCTGGAACCTATGTGAAGCTGGTTGATAAGAATAAACGTGAAATTGTGATGTCTGATACATGGATGGAACAAGCTACAAATATTGATTTTGTGAGAAAGGCAAATGGTCATGTATTGATTGGTGGTCTTGGTATCGGTATGGTTGTACTTGCAATCCAAGATAAGCCAGAGGTTGAGTCAGTTACAGTAGTTGAGCTTCATCAGGAGGTTTATGACTTGACAATGAAGCAACTCAAACCTCACCTCAATGATAAGGTCAAAGTGGTGGTACAAGACATCCATGACTTCATACCAGACAGAAAGTATGATGTCATCTACTGCGATATTTGGAATAACATCACCAGTGATAACTGGGAGGAGATGAAAGACCTCACAAAGAAGTTCAAGTATAAGGTGAACAGAGAGAATAAAAACCATATGCTAGACCACTGGAGAAAGAATGATGTTCATAGGCTGTACAAGAAAGAGCAAAATGAAAGATACTTCTGGTAGGAGGAAGACATGATTGAAGAAAAAGTTACCATGTACATCAGTGATGATAATAAAGTAAGAAGTGATGATAGGAAGCGTGTTGAAGAGTATGAGAAGCTTGTGTTAATCATCCAAGATGTACAAAAAGAATTTGATGAAAGATTCATTGATAGTGAGTGGAAGTTTTTGATACAAATAGAAAATAGTTCCTATTCGAGAAATGAAAGGCTTGAGTATATTGTTTCACATAAAGAGAATGGTAGAACTCCAGATGAGGAGCTATGCACAAGAGAAGATAAAATTATTGATGCAATAAAAGATATGTTCAAACCAGTACAGATAGTGTCTGGAAGCATTTATTATTGGTGTAAATAGGAGTAAAGTATGATAGACACAAACTCATGTGAGATTGTTGGACGCATTGGTAGCCTTAGAGTTTTCTCAACTATGAATATGACAAAGCAAGAAGGAACAAAAAACATACCAAATCCAAATAGGAGATGGTGGTTCCAGTTCTGGATTCAGAAAACAATAGAGGTTCCAAATATGGTTCCTATGACTAATGTTATTGTAGACCATTTGAATAATGCAATATATATCCATCCAGCTGTCTTGGATGAGCTGAAGAAGCTTGATGGATTTCATTTAGTATAAGTACATTTTAAGCCAACAATTGTTATAATAATGAACCTTAAAAACCAACAAAAAGGATTATACATGGAAGTAATTATTGATGAAAGATACGGAGCAGATGCAGATGGAAACAGAGGAATCAGTAAGCAGTTTGTAGTGTTCGAGAATACTCCAGAAGAGAGAGCTACGATAGCAAAAGCCCTCTTTGATAAAGGTGTATCCAGTGAGTGTACTGGGTCATCAACTATCAAGTATGATGATGGTAGCGTTGTCGTAGAGGAGTTGGATATTGATGATGTCTATGAGTATTCATTTGAAATAAAAATGCTTGAGGAGGAGGACGATGAAAAGTAAGACTATAAATGCGGTAATATCAAAAAAGGTTGGTCAGTGGCTAGACTCAATAGATGACAAGGAGCTGAGAGATAAGCTTGTTGGTAATGTTATAGTTACTGGAGGATGTATCACATCAATGTTGCTTAATGAGCAAGTGAATGACTTCGACATCTATATTACGAAAAAGAGCCTCGTAAAAGAATTGTCTCAATACTACTGTGACCAGTGGAATGATGAGCATGGAGATGTACAGAATAAGGTTGGAGGAACAGCTGAGGCATATGTCCTTGACGGGGAAGATGTTGAAGCTTGGAAGGATGGAAGAAAGAATCTATCATCTTTTACACTCGGATATAAAGACATGACATATCATGATGCTATGGAGTGGAATAGTGATGGCTCTGCACATGAAAGACCATCAAATATGATTCTCAACACAGACAAAGATAGGATTAAGATTATCATAAATTCAGATGGTGTTGCTCAGTCAGAAACCATAGATACAGTTGCAGATAATGTAGAGTATGATATCAATGATTTCCTCGATGAGGTGAACGAAGACAAGACCAATGTGGATGATGATACAAAAAAGAAATATAGACCTATATTTTTGTCATCGAATGCAATCACACTATCCAATAAGATTCAGATTATTATAAGATTCTATGGTGAACCAAGTGTAATACATGAGAATTATGACTTTATCCATACTACGAACTATTGGACACATAGAGATGGAGTAGTGTTGAATCAAAGAGCACTTGAGGCAATCCTTAATAAGGAACTGTTCTATAGTGGAAGCAAGTATCCGATTGCATCAATCATAAGAACACGAAAGTTTTTAAAGCGTGGATGGCAAATTAACGCTGGTCAGTACCTAAAGATGGCTTTCCAGATTTCAGCACTAGACCTAAACGACATAAGTGTTCTTGAAGACCAGCTTGTTGGAGTAGATAGTATCTACTTTTTGCATTTCATAAGAGTTTTGCATGAGAACATACTATCTGGAAAAATAAACAAAGAAGAGGTAACAATTGATAGTACATATGTAGTGTCAGTTGTAGATAAGATTTTCGGATAAGGAGAAAAAATGTTAACAGTAACAGTAGATAAAATAGATAAAAAAAATATATACCCATATGTTGCAACTGCTCCAAAAACTGGAACTGTTGTTTTATTTACATCACTTAGAAAAGGTGTATGCTTGAGACAAGGTAGTGGTGAAACAAGAGTTGGAGAGACTTCTGATAATTGGGTTGAGGAAAACTTTATTCCATGCAAAGTAACACTTGAAAGCGTTTGAGAAAGATGATGGAGATAAAAAAAGTATTTATCCTTGTGCAAATTGAAGGAATTGATGGTTTGAGGCAAGTTCTACTTGATGAAGAAAAAACTCAACAGTTAAAGTTTCTTATTAATGCTGGTTATTTCGGTAAAGATATTAAAGTTCACGATAAGGTAGTAGCGGAGGTGGAAGATGGAACTAAAGCAAAAAGATAGCACTTGGAGAATCACTGTATTGTCAAACAAGAACAAGATTATTGTTGATAGGTTTGGTATGGTGAACAT